TGAATACCTTGCGGTCCTTGCGGGCCTTGAATACCAGTTGCACCAGTTTCACCAGACCCTTGTGGACCTTGAATACCTTGTGGACCTTGTGGGCCTTGAATACCAGTTGCACCAGTTTCACCAGAACCTTGTGGACCTTGTGGACCTTGTGGACCTTGGATTCCAGTTGCTCCAGTTTCACCAGACCCTTGTGGGCCTTGTGGTCCTTGTGGTCCTTGTGCACCACCACCAACAGCATTGATTGTTATTTCATCAGTTATTTCATTTACAACAAACGAGATATTTGAACCAGGTACTAAATCAACATCGCTACTTGCAGCCCCATCACTTAATTGGATACTTACAGCCCCATTTGATAATCCAACTGCATTTAAATTATAAGCAGCTAAAGATGCATTCTCCCATACATTAGTAGAACTATTATATACAAGCAATTGATCATCCTGTATATTTGTAATTGAAACATCAGTTAAACCGCTTAATGTTGAGCTACCGCCAGTTCCTGCTTCAATATCAACAGTCCCTCTGTATAAGTGGCCATTTGCAGAATTAATCCATAATATCCTATCATCAATATTTCCACCACTTACATCATTACATAATGGCCTATTTGCAAAACTTGTAGAAGGAAGAACTAATCCACCTTGATCTATATTAACACAACCTACAAAATAACCAGCCCATGTTCCACTGTCAGCAATTAAGCTGGTTAGAATTGCTTCACCGTCTTGTTCATTTTGAGCAAATGTATCTACAACATTAGAATATAAACCTATTGTTTGTGGAGACCCACCTGCTGATGCCTCTGTGAATGATATCATTTCCCCAACAGTAATTGATAAACCTGTCTTATAAGATAGCGATATATTAGAACCAATGTATTTAGTAGCATCGTCACTTGTTATATCTGTTTGTATTTGGTTTCCTATATAACGACTGTCTGCCTTGTCCATCCACTGTAAAATATTAACACCTTCAATATTTGTAGGTGTCTTATAATTCATGTATAAACCAAACCCATCAATTAATCCATTTGAATAATCATGCTCAACATCGATTAAAAATGATTTAGAATCTGTTTGGCCGCTTTGGTTACCAGACCTTAAATAGTATTCACCTTTCTGTGAAACTCTTAAATAAGTATTAGGTGCATCAGTTGAATACGATGATACTTCATATTGATCACCAGAATCAAACTTACCTGTACTTGCAACACCTATATCAACTAAAGGAATCCTAAATGATTCTACTGTTGTTATTGTATCAGACGCCAGTTGAGGAACATATAATTCATTATTTGAAGATATACTTAAACCATCAACGCTCAACCCCTGTAAACCAGTAGCACCAAAATTAATACCAAAGGAACCATCAGTACCATAAATACCAGCAGTTGCTACTACTACAGAATTTAATGCATATTGAGTTGCAGCATTCCCAGTAGCACTTTCAACTCTAAGTTGTAATTGATGTGTTGTTGCTGTATTATCAATATGTAAACCTGTTTTTGTATTAGTAAGTCTATTAAATTGTAATTGGCCTGCAGACCCACTTAATGAAACAATTCTAGTAGCAGAACCTATTGACCCATCACTACCATAAATATTTACTTGTCCTAATGAACCTATTGGTATTGGTTGATATTCACCAGCACTAGCACTCCATTGTAAAATATACCCGTTAGCAGCAGGAGTATCTGCACCGGTCGCTACATTTGATAACATACCAATTGTTGGTGCTCCACTATTTAATTGAGCTAAGTCAACTTCACCTTCATCAAAATTGTAAACAACATTCTGTAATGTGGAATCAGTACTTATAGTTAATGCAGTTCCCGCTCCAGTATTGGTTGAATCTAAACCATAAAATTGTAGATTAACACCAACTTTGCCTGAATAGATATCTTGATGTGTAGCACCCAGACCTATATTTTCTCCAATATTTACTTCACCTGGATTGGATGCTAATGTATTTACAACTTTTATTGATTTAGAAGATAGGTTATATTGTAATTGTATTCCTTGGCCTGCAATAAAATTAAAAGTATCATTAGGAGTTGACGATTCTACTAATGCATCAAAACCAGCTTGTAAAGCTCCAGTTGGTGCGGTAGAGTTAACTTTAATTTTACCAAAACTATTCGCGCCTTGTATATTAATATTACCAGAACCAATACCTCCAATCATATCCCATTGAAATGTATCAAACACACCTTGTGTAGTTCTAACGTTTGCTCTCCACCAAGCTAAGACTTGATCTAATCCTGTTGTTGAGGGATCATCTACTATTACCGGATGATATACAATGTTTCCTATTTCATATATTCTAGTATCTTCCCAAGGATTAGCCACCATTTTAAAATTAGTGTCTACTTCATTATTGGTAAGCTCTCTTTTTATTTCTGTTCTAAAAAGAATATATTCTTGTAGGTTAAATGACGTTGCCATTGAGTTAAATATTTTTTTATTTATTCTTCTTTCTTATATCTTTAGTTTGGTGGATATTCTTCAATCTTTATATCATTATATGGGAATTGTGAAGTGTCTTTTACAGAAGTAAAGGCTTCTCTAAATGATTTAAGATACCAAGTGTTTTCTGACCAACCAGGTACTGCATAACATGGTGAATAAATTCCAGTTACATAAATATATTTTAGCTCTGAATAATACTTTACATAATCAGTAACTGCATTCTTTATTAGTTGAACTTGCCTGTCTATAAATACCTTTCTACCAGAGTTTCTTTGTCTATCATACGCAGAGCCTGTTTCAAGTTTTAAATTATTAGTAACATCTATTGCTTTAAATTCTGTACTAAAATCATAAAGATCACTCGCGGCTAAGAAAAATGAAATAGAAACCAAATCTCCTAAATTACAATTATCAAGAGGTATGTAGTTTTTTTGAAAATACTTTTCCATTGCAGTAACATCTGCAAAGTCAATGTATTCATGCTTTACCCTATCAAAAAAATCAACCTTAATGTTAGTTGAGGTTATTTTATTTTTTTTCAAAAAGATAAAGAAGTCTAAAGCTAGTTTAAATGATATTCCTTCTAAAATCAATGGAGTCTACTTTTTTGTTATATATTCAGTCTTTGATTAGATGGTAGTCATCAGTAAGACATGATATAGGCCCGTGTGTGATTTTAGATTGTTTAAAAATTTGTAGGTGATCTAGATTACGATAATTATCTATCCAATATACATGCTTAAATCCTGCATTAACCAAAATTTTTGTACACATTTTACAAGGTGATAAAGTTAAAAGAACAATGTAATTTTCAGGATCATATTCTTTAAACTTAGCTATCATATTTACCTCAGCATGAATAAAGCCACTTTCACCTGGCTCAAGACTATCTTCTTCAGTACCAGTATCTTCATTTATATTAGCACCGCTATAAGACCCATTATATCCAAAACTAGCAATTTTGCTAAAATCTTTTCTTAGTGCAATACAACCTACTTTAGTAGTGGATGAATTAGAAAGATTTTTTATATTTTCTAAAATCTTTGTAAATGTAGATATCTTTATTTGAAGTCGCTGAATTTTGGTATCCATTTGCTCTTAATTAATTTGGCTCTCATTTTTATGCCAGGTTCTTTACTTAATGATTTAGCAAGTTTAATATTTTCTTCATCATCATCAAAAAAGGTAAAGTCATTAAATCCCATTTCTATGAATTTTCTAAATGCTTCTTTTTTCTTTTCTGAAGTAGAACCTTTAAATCCTAATGAAGTATCGTTAATAGCAAATATGTATTGTGGATTTATATTAATTCCGTTATGAGCTAAAAATTGTTGAATAAGTCTTGAATCATCTCTTGCTGTAATAATCCCAACCGCTTTACCTTTTTGTATAGTTCTTTTTAAAATAGAGAATACCCATTCTATAATTTTACCAGCTTTAAGAATATCTAAACTTTGGAAATCTGAAAAGTCCATTCTGTCATTTGGTCTTTTCCTAAATGTGTTAAATTCTTGTGGCGTAAGTTCAGTAGAAAAACCTGTTTTAGGATTATGAACTTTAATTTTACTGCGAGTAACTACAAGAGTATCATCCACATCAAATATGGTAATTGCATTTCTTTTATTTGCTTCAAATAGCCTCACTTTAAATTTTCCTTTTATTATTTATCAATTAAATATGTAGAACACATTAGATGTACTTAAAAGGTGTCTGCGATTAGCAATCCCTTCCATTAGCATAAACATGTTTTAATACAGGAAATCTTAGACTATATCCTCCGTTTTGATTTTTACTTTCCTCGAAATACTGAATCGTTACAGTCTTACCAATAATATCTTGTGGAGATTCATAGTACATTTCTCTCTGTTCTTTAGAAAATCCTGATCCTACATTTACTTTACAACCTTTATGTTCAATTGTAATACTGCTTAAACATTCTCTTTCTATTTGTTTACCGTTTTCTGTCCATCGGATATTTCCATTGATTGCATCTAGGACAGTATATTCTGCATCATGGAATTTTTTAACCTTTAGTAGATTATGGCTTCTTTTACCTTCATAGCCTACATTCTTTCTAACCATGATTCCTTCAAATCCTGCCTCTTCAGCATCCTTTGCCATTTCAGTAAATTGTTCCTCTGTTGTTAATTGTTCCTGTGGTAAGAATTCTAACATATCTGAATTAATATTTTCTGGGAGGGAATCATATCCATTTGAAAGCCTTTCAGTAAGTGGCTTAGTTCCAACCTTATTATCAAATTCCTCTAAAGTTAAATAATCAAATACAAAGAATTTAGGATTATCTATTTGATGATCCTTTTTTCTAATCTGTTTCATAATTCCTTGGAAATCTTCATTACCGTCTTTATCAACCATACAGATTTCTCCATCTAGGATAAAATCACCACCTATCTTAGAAATTTCATTTGCTAAATTATCTAATGTTAAAAATTCTTTACCACTTCTAGAATAAAATGTTACTGTATTCATTTCCTTTCGGCAAATACATCGAACTCCATCTAATTTTCTGGAACCGTACCAATCTCCACTTTGAAAATCTACTCTTTTTACATTATAAGGATTTGCTAATGCAACCTTAAATGTTGGAATTAAATCTGAGTGTACTGCTTTATTAATTGATGTTGTATTAGCACCCATTTTAAGGTCTCTATCAATAATGCTGTAGATAAGAGTTTCGTATTGTTTGTTTTCTAAAATAAATCTGTTAACATTTGCAATAGCAGTATGACCAGTACAAACTCTATTTCTTAAATCATCCAATAAAGTAAAAATACTACCATAAGTATTAGGGTGACCTAGTAAATCAAAATTCTTTTTGCAATTCTTGGATGTAACATTATACTTAAAGTAAGGATTATAAGTATAGTAGAAAATCTTTTGTAGAAATTCCCTATCCTCGTTTTCCTCTGAGTTATCAGCATACTTTTTAATGGTTGCAATTTTATGATTACCTGAAGATGAATCGTTCATTTCATTAATGAAAGATTGTAGATAATCGAAGTTGTTTGTTAGTTCAGTCATATTCCGTTTTGTTTAATTTATTATAATATAAATATAATACAATTTTCTCGGTTCTGAACTATAAATTCACGTTATTTTCAAAAAGTTATTAACAATTCTGAAACAGTGTTGTCGGGATGGCAGGATTCGAACCTGCGACCTCCGCGTCCCAAACGCGGCGCGATGACCGGACTACGCTACATCCCGTATGTTGTGCCTAAAGGGATCGAACCTCTACTCTTCTGGACCAAAACCAGACGTGTTGCCAGTTACACCAAGGCACAATATAATTAATCCTCTTTTTTGTTTTTAAGATTTTTAATTAATTTTTCAAATTGCTTTGAAGTTAACCCTTGATTATTTAATGAAAAGGGTTTCCATGATACTAAAATAAGTAATAGAAATACTGTTCCGGCAAAATGCCAAAAAGATGAAAATATAAATTCTAAAATGTTCATATGTGTTTAGTTTAATATTCTGTGTTAAAAAAGAATGTTTGAAATAGTCTGCCATCATTAAGACCTTCGCCAAAATAATCTAAAGAAGAATGAAATAAATCACCTCTATATAAAACAAGGCGATTATAAACATTACCTACCATAGCAGTCATATCCCATTTAGAAAAATCTCTACTATGTGGCCAACAGTGTTTGCTTAACCATTCTTCATCATGACTACCATTTGCTAATTTAGGTGGTCTCTCTAACCCAGTTTCTTTATGCCTAAATAATCCAGTACCTCCACTAGTAGGAGCGTTAGGTGTTAAGTAACAAACACCTGCCCACATTGTTGTATGATCAGGATGAATCCAGCTAGAATCATTTTTAGTTGTATATTGAAAGCATGAAGTATATTCAGATTCATACCATGTTATTTTACCACCAGCATTCTGTACTATACCTTGAATACCTTCTTTTAAGCCTGGCCAATCATGATAAGTCTTTGTCCTTTGTCCTGGGTAATTACCTTTTACATTAAATTCTTCATTTAGTGCAAACTTGCGAATTTCATCAGGATCTTGATAAAAGTCATCTGTTATAATTAAGTTTGTTTTCATATTCTAATTTGTTATATTATTTATTCTCATATATTATCTTTATCATCTGATGTGTTTAAAAATAATAACTGCTTAAGTTTTTGTAAGTTAGTACATTTTTCGTATTCTTCAACTTCTTCAAAATATTTTATTAATCCATCTATTGCTTTTACTTTAGATTCCATTGCATCCTTTCTTTTTAATATTTGACTAGGGTTATGCATCATCACGGCATATGAAAGATTCATAAACTCTGCAAAATCAGTTTGCTCTAATGTTAATAATAAACTTTTAATAAAGTCATCATTAAATCCGTTACCATAATTATTTTCCATTATGTTTATCTTTTATTTTTTGTATTAATTTCTTATCTTCTTCATCTAAGTTTATTGGTATATCTACTATAATGCTTATAAGCAAATCAGAAAATGTAGATTGCTTGTATACTGGAAAGCCTTTTCCTTTGACTCTTAATACTTTTCCATTAATAGTACCAGGTGGAATTGTAAATGTTATAGTTTTGTCAAAGCAATCAATACTTTCCTTCCCTCCTAAGATAGCATCGTAAAGAGTTATATTCTTTATTGTATGTAAACCTTGGTTATCGACAAAAAAATTAGAATCATTAATAACTTCTATAGTCATAATCAGATCACCGTTAAGATCTTCGGTTTGCCCTCTTTGCCCTAATCCTTTTAATCTTAACTTCTGCCCGCTTCTTATACCAGGTGGGATGTCAACCTTTATAGTTTTCATACCAATACCAACATCTCTGCTCGTACCGTAATAAGCATCGGCTAATGTTATTCTCAAAACACCCGTGGTATTTCTACCTTTCGTATTGTAACCATATCTTTGATTAAATGCTCCAGCAAAATTTTGATTCTTTAATAAATCATCAAACATACTACCAGTAAAATCATGCCCAAAATCAGCAAACGGATTATTTGCCATTTGATCATACTGATTTTTCTTTTGTGGATTACTTAGAGTTTCATATGCATCTGCAATTTCTTTGAATTTTTCTTCATTGCCTTCTGCTTTATCAGGATGATACTCTTTAGCTAATTTTCTATAAGCCTTTTTAATATCATTTTCTGATGAAGCTTTATCTACTCCTAATATGTTATATGGATCTTTCATTTCCAAAATAACTGTATGCCTATTAAGCTACAGGCTAAGAACAGTGATACTATAGTTTTTGTAGTAATGCCTTCCCCAAGAAAATACCAAGTTAAAAATGTAAACGAAATAATACCAGAACCAAATGCAATAAATCTACCTGGCCACAATAAGCCATCATAATATTCTACCATAAACCTGGTGCCATAAATTAATATGTAACTAATTGCAGTTCCAAATAAAACTGAAACTGTAAATGGGTTCTTTTTAAACCAAGGCCATACAAATTGTCCGTTTGTTTGAAACCATATTGCTGCTTGGCCTGTAAAGAACAGCAAAAATGCCAATAATAATTTATTCATCTATATGATATTTATAGCCTTGTCTAACCATGTGGTCCATGTGGCTTTCCATTTGTTTTGCAGTTATCCATACTGAAGGCTCTGGTTCTACCCTACCATCCTCTCTTTTATCAAATGCTTTATTTAAAAACCACTTCTCTTTTTTGCTCTCCCACCAAAACCATACCTTTTGCCATGATCTAGGTTTTTTCATATAAACTTTATTGCCTTTATCCATGTGAGCAATAAACTGCTTATATGTAATATCCTTTTTAGGCATTCTTATTTGATTCTTTTATTGTAAGCTTTTGTATTCTTTCTTCTAAAATAAATCGCTTTTCATCTAATTTATTTTTTTGCTCTAATTGAATAGCGATTCTCTCTAAGACATTTACCAATTTAGGTATATCCTTATCAACCATTTTGCGACCCATCTGTGTTCTAAAAAATTCTGACATAATTATGTTTATTTTTATATGCACAAACTCAAAGTTTGTTTACAAATATATAAACAAATATAAAACTAATTATGAGTAAGATACCAGAGTTCGATAAATTTAATGAAACCATTGTAGCAGCAGGTTTTGGTCAGATGGGAATCAATAATTTTGCACTAGGTGGAGCAACACCACAAACAGGTTATAGTATGACTCCGATAGCCGGTGTAGTAGAATCATGTTCCAATCATATAGCACAAGAAGCAGATACTTATGAAAAAAATGATAATGACGAACATAAAGCCGATTCATATCTTAAAGAAGCTAAGAAACATATTAATGAAGCAATAGATAAAGCTTATGAATCTTATTCTGCTACTAATGAAGGTGAAGTTAATGAAGCAATGGTTCAAATAAAAGGAAAAGATAAACCTTCTGGAGCAAAAGTATTGGCAAAGCTTATCGTAGCTGAATTTTACGATCAAAAAGCGATTAGTAGTAGATCAGTAAAAGCATGGGAACAAGAGATTGCAGAACTAATCATGAATTCAACATTTTAATATGGCAAGTATAGATTTAATACCAGGATTTGAATCCTTTAATGAAAATGATAAAACTATTGACAATCTTAATAGCATGGCATCAACTGACTTAGAAAGAATTGGTGATTATGCTGATATGATTAAAGATAGAATGTCACAGGGTCAACAATTAGATGCTTGGATGTATTCTAAAATTTCAGACTCAGTTAAAAATCTAAATTCAGTACATGATACTATGGATGGTAAAGATGGAATTGTTGAAGCTGAGAAACATGAATTTAATCCAAATTCAACTGCTGAAAGATTAAAGAGAAGAGAACAACAAAATATTGAAAGGTTCAGAGCTGCACAAGATAGAGAAGATCCTTTTGGTGTAGAATATTATCAACTGAGAATTGCAATAGACAAAATAGATATAAAAAAATTAGGATATCAAACTAAGATACATCAGCTTAAGCAAAAATACGGAAAGTAATGGAAACACCACAAGAAGATAAAGATGAAAATGCAATTAGACATTATAAAGGAACTATCAAACAATTTAAAGATATGTTTGATGATTTAGCCGGAGGAAAAGATACTAACGCGTATGATAGCCCAGTAAGACAAGGATTTGATGTTCATCCAACTAGAGATCCTGGTGTTATAAGTCCTCATTGGAAAGAAGGTCATGAAGATGAAAAAACTCAAAATGAAAATCACGTGTCTAAATTTAATATATTTGAATCTAAGAAGTCTGAAGCTTTAGCAAAAGCAATGGATAAAGCAATGATTAAAATAGATGACTCCATGTCATATGAAGATTTTGCACTGGCTGTTGGTCAAATATTAAGAGATGAGTATGGCCAACATACTTATAAAGGTTTTATGAAAGTTCTTCATAAAGACATAGGAATGTAATTTAAACTAAAAAAGACCACTCTATGAGTGGCCTTTTAGTCTTAAAGCTTTTTACTATCTCAGCTTAATATATTTCTTTCTATTTTGAATATACATTTCTCCAATTGGAGCTTCTATTAATTGTCTACCTAATACATTAAATATTCTATAGTCTTGTTTTTCAGTATTGTACAACTCTTCTATACCAACAGTACCACCCATAGACATTCTCATCCAAGCCTGCCCATCCCATACTTGATTGAAACAACAACTCATCGTATCAACATAACCTAATGTATCTGTTAAGGTATAACTAATACAAGTTGTAATTGTATCATAAGGCATTCCAGTAGTTGGATTGTAATTGTATACTGTATGTGTACAAGGACCAGCAAAACAACTGTCTTGACCCAACATTGTTTGACCACCATAAGTGACAGCATATAGTGGAGCCATTGTTGGTAAACTATTTCCAGTTTGTGGAATTGCTATTTCTAATTGATACTGTGAACCTGTTGTGTAAGTCATATTTGAATCACATAACGTTTGTGCTTGTAATTGTAGTCCAAGCGAAACTATTACCATCATTAAAATCTTCTTCATCTTCATTTTTATTTAATTATATAGAGAGCTTAATTTTTGTTTAGGTTCAACTCTCGAGAACCTTACAACTTCAAGAGTAAGTTATTTCTATGTCCCCACCAGTATGGTCTGTTACCCATACATTGTCCTTTAACATTTTTTGAGCATGTAAAATTTCTGCTTGATATTCATTCCAATCTTCTTCAGCTTTAGCCTTATCTTTTATATTAGGCATGCGGTCATCATGCGTAGGAACTGTATGACCTTTATACCTACCCATACCTGCAGTCTTTTTAGGTTTAGGTTTTTCTAATACCAATTCATTTAAAAATCCATTATTAAATTTAGCAATAAGTTTATCTCCTGCATAAATTTCTTTTACTGCTTTCCTTTCCGGCATTAAGTCATTTTCACTGTCCATAATTTTTGCTATGTATGCTTTTGGGTAATCAACATCGTATTCAGTTTCTTTCCCATTCATATATACTACTTTTACTTTTACCATATCTTATAAATTTACATTAGAGGGCCTGCACTACATGAATGCTCAGCAGCCTTTAATCTCTGCTCTTCAATCCATGACCAATAGGCATGCCATTTTTTAATTCTTTTTATTATTTTGTTTATCATATCTTATAAATTTGTTTTTATATAATTTTTGACTTTATTCCAATAATGAGCAGTTGCAGGTTTCTTATACCCTTTTGGCCCACCGTTCCAATTTCTGGCCATCTTTTCATATGAACTATTTAAATGATAAGCATCAGCCCATATATTAAACATCTCAATGGATTTGTCTCCACTACTTCTATCACTATATTTGAATTTTTTATCTAACCCTTGGTTTCTTAAAATTCTATTTACTTCTCTAACCATGATAGGTCTAATTTGTAAGAGGCCTACTGAAGGTGATCCTAAATCAGTATCTCCAATCACAGAAGGGTTTCCTCTACTTTCAACAAACGCCATGGCTTCTATAAGTTCTTCTCGGTTATCAATCCTTCCATTAATAAGGTTAACTTCTTCCTCTATAATTTCAATCACTGGTTCTGGTTGAATTGCCATAACCTCTTGATTCTCACTTTGTGATCCTGTCATAGTCACTAAAAAGGTTGATGCTAATAAAACATTTTTCATTATCGATATATTTTTGAATTTTTCCAATTTCTAAATGCATGTGGTACTTCCTCGTCAATTTTACATTTAATACAATTCATTATCTACACTTAACAGTTGATATCTTTGAAGTTCCAGTATTAATCATATTTACAACCGCTCCCCAATTTTGATCATCAGCTTCCCATTCAATATCATGAGGAGTATGTTTCATCGACCAGTTGCTAAGTGAATGTCCATTTCCATTCATTTTAAAATCACCGTCAGAATTCTTTTTGAATTTTAGGAAGTGCCTGTTATCACACATACAGCTAATAGTTTCAAAAATAACTTCTCTTAGATTTTCACTATCATAAAGTTCTGTAAATGTTGGTGGGTTTTGTAATAGTTCTTGATACTTGCTCATATATATTGTTTTTAATTATAGTATAAATATAATCAATTTTTTTAGATTCTGAACTATAGTTTCACGTTTTGTTTAAAAAGTTATTAACAATTTATTTAAAGATTGTACCAACCAAAGCAATCATAATCTCTTCTAGTTTAGTTGGAGTTCTACCAGACCACATAGCATTTTCTTCCAAGCCACAAGCCCAATCATTAAGAGGCTTTCTTAAAAATAGAATATCTACATGGTCTACTACAAAATGTTTAACGTCTGCACAGTTAGGTAATCTACATTCAAATGCTAAAAGTGAATATACAGAATGATTATAATTAATTGCTAGTATATGAAACCCCCAAGAGTTAAGATTATCGTGTAATTGCAAGTCAAATAATCTTATTGATAAATTCCACTTTCTAGTTAACCATGCTATCTTTTGTAATATTTTCATTTTCTCTAATTTAATTTTTGTAAAACATTTTCAATTTCTTCTTTTGATACCCACCCTGCAACAAGCTCTTCACCGCAATCAATATATTTACTTGTAACAAAACCGCCATCTCCAGTATTTTCAAATATTCCTACTTCAAATGAACAGTACTCAGTGGAGTCTAATCCATCTTCTCGTGGGGTACTATACACAAAGCTCCCGGCCTGAATGCTTATAGTTACATCTTTAAATTTTGCAGTAGTTCCAATACCACCGTGTGTTTGTTTTTTAAATCTTAAATCTTTAAATTCCATATCTTTATTTTAAAAGTCACCAGGAGCTACTTGAAAACAGCTTAAGCCATTATCTCTCCACATATTTACAACTTTAGTTCTATCATCAAACACACAGAGTATGCGGTCCTTTTTCTCACCTGGAAATATATCATCTAACCAACCTTTCTTTAACTTATCATCTGGCATAAAAGCCCAAGGGTGGCCAGTCGGTCTCATCTTCATTATATTAAATGGAACATTATGTTTATCCAACCATGCAGCTGTTGCATCTTTAGTGGCTTTACTCCTTCCTGAGAATATCACAATAGTAAAACCTTGCGCATCTAAAGTTTTTGCCATTTCAATTACCGAATCATTAGGTAAGTCTAATTTAATATTATCAGGATCAAAAAATGTATCCCAATCCATTTTACCGTTTGTTTTAGTGGCAAGCTTTCTCCTATCATCAATAAGAGCAAGTGTACCGTCGAGGTCAAATATTACTACGTCTTTTTTCATATCTTTTAATTTATCTTGTTGTGCATACCATAAAGGATTTGGAAGTTCGGAATAATGATCCCATAACTTTTCCTCCAAAACATTAATGGTTATGTCGTTATCTAAATCCATTTTGTTATTGTGAATACTAACATTGTTGTACATAGACAGATTGCAAAAATCATTACAATATCTATAGATTCAATATTCTTTAAGTATCTTTTAATTTCTTTCATATTATTCTGATTCATTAGCCCATTCATTATCTAAATCAGCAGAACATTCAACTACAGTACCTGCACTGTTTGCATGACTTATCATATCATCACAGAGTTTATTTAAGTTTTCTAATGTACCTTCAAATCCAGGAATATCATTAGTTGCATATTTCCCTTCATTGTTAAACTGATCCCTTATTTCATTGGTAAGTTCTGTGACAGAGATTTCCTCGTCGCCCATAAAGTCAACTTCATGTTCTCTGTATTCATATTTGTAATGTTCATTACTTTTTGCAGATACAAGGTTTGTACAAACCTCTGTTAGATTATCACAGTACATAATCATATCACCTTCAATATCTTTGATGATGAATGTTTGCCCACCTTTTGGTTTCCAGTGTGGAGTTTGAGAGTCCGAGTAATTTTCGTAGTACTGAGTAAAGATTCTTAATGTTGCCATAGTTCCGTTTTTGTTTTAATTATTATAATATAAATATAAACAATTTTTTCGGATTCTGAACTATAAATTCACGTTATTTTCAAAAAGTTATTAACAATTTTTAAAACTGTTTATTTTGCTTTTGTTGATATATGGCTTTCTGTTTTTGCTTTCTCTTAGCTTCTGAAGGTTTAACAAATTCTTTTCTTGATCTAATATCTTTAAGGAGTTGCGTTTCTCTACATTTTCTTTTATACTGTTTTAGTACTTTGTCAATTGAATCTTTTTCTCCTTTTTTAATTATTAGCATATTTAAGTTTTTGTTTTTATATTTATTAGATTAAGGTCGGGAAGATGAGACTTGAACTCATATGTAACCAATTACTCTTTCTACAAGGTATAAGCTTGAGGAGATACATCCCGAGTCGCGGTGAACCAGATAGGATTCGAACCTATGACCGCCTGCTTAGAAGGCAGGTGCTCTATCCAGCTGAGCTACTGGTCCAGATCTTTATGATGTTAAAGCTGCTATAATTAATGTAACAGCCAATCCTATGATTGCAATAAAGGCTCCTATATAAGCTCCTCTTACTTGTTCCTCAGATCTGCCTTGTCTATACATATTATTTTCTTTTATCTTTTTCCAATTCATTTTATTCTATTTCTCCGTTTGACCATGCGTCATATACTTCTTTCATTAATCCGCTATCAATATCAGCAGGTTCCCATCCAGTAGTTTCATTCCATTCAAAGAATTCAGTTTCTTTTGGAGTTTCAGCAATTCTTACTGATACATTTTCTCCATTTACTTCAAGATCATATTCTTTGGTTGATGCCCACCAAACTTCCTTTTCTGTTTTAATTTGAATACTCATACATTAAATCTTTGAAAGTTTTTTACCCGGTACCATTTTATCATAATAAGAATCCATTCCTCTAGGTGTAGTATACCCATCAGGTCTTACGGTGAATTTATTGTCATAATGAGAATTAACAATAGTACCAGTCATATCTTTATCTCTAAATACTGGAAGTACTTCGCCCTTTCTATCAGTTTTTCCTTCAGGGTGTGGTACACATTGCATTTCAGCTACCCACGTTACTTTATCTCCTTTTTGTAAATCTGCCATATTATTTTATAGTTTAATTGTTATAGTATAATTATAATCTATTTGCTTTAATTCTGAAAGCCCTTTTTAAGAAATATCCATAAGACTACATACATGAGAAAAGCAGATGGTATAGGTGTAAACAAAAAAATTAATCTCCATAAGATTGGAGGTATTCCTGACCATTCACCTAGCCCCTGGCATACCCCGCCAACATAACCCTTTCCTCTGTATAATTTACTATTCATATCTTTTTATTTTTTGGTACCGCTGGGCGGGCTCGAACCGCCACGAGCATTACTGCTCAACAGATTTTAAGTCTGTCGTGTCTACCAATTCCACCACAGCGGCATCTGTTACTCATTCACGATATCTACTTCGGTCCATGCTACTAAATGTACTACTTCACCATTGTCTCTGGTACAGTAACTATACATTCCATCTATAGATCTAAAGTTAAGTTCTTCTCCTTCTTCAACAGGAGGGGCTCCGGGCGGTACCTTATCTTTGGTAACTATTTTTATTCTACTATTGTTGGGTACTTGGTGTAATTCCATTTTTTCTTTATTTAAAATTCCATATCTAATGCTACCATGCTGCGATGTTTTTCTGGGCAATTATACTTTATTAAAAAATCTAGCATCTTACCTCTGCTTCCTCCCATACCTGAATGCCATTCCTCGATAACATTTTCTTCACCATTACGTGTTTCGATAATATCATACCAATAACCTAGTACATGATCAAAACCCCAGTTAAGATCTACTTTACAGTTATCTTCTGTTACTCCGTGCATTCTTGAATTATAACGACTCATTTTTAATTTGTTTTAATTTGTTTGTTACAGTATAATTATAATCTATAAAAACTTATTCTGAAATTTTCTTGTCATATTTTATATTTCCTACTTCTTTAGAATAATAATCAGAATCTCCTAGCTTGCCATGAACTTCTTCTTTCCACCCCGGTTCACCTGGCATTATTTTTTTTCCTCGCGTATATTCACCAATATGTTCAATCATAGCATCTCCTTTTTTCGTTTTAATTAAACCGGTTTCTTTACTATATTTTTTTTTCATATACCATCCAATAATATTTTCACCTAACCTATATCCAGTTTCTTCTGTGATATTTTCTTTACAAACAGATGAAGGCCAAATTGACATCATACCCCAAAAATGTGGAGTTGCATCAAACTTTTCATACCTAAAATCACCAAATGACCAGTCATCATCTTTACTCGTCACATCCTTTTCGTGATGATACCACTTAGTTCTTTTTAATTGTACTTGAGATAAATGACTATCTCGTTCTAATAAAATAATTAAATGATTTAGCATAAATGGATGTCTAACTAAAATATCATCTTCATGCATAAAGACATAATCAAAATCTTTACCTATTTCAAATATCTTGTCCCATTGGCAAGCAATCCCTTTATTTTCTCTATTAAGAATTACTTCATCAAAACCATGACTCATGACAAACTTAATAAATTCTTTATTATTTCTATCTTTAGGCCAATCATCAATTAGTAAATGATACATGTCTAAACCTGTGTAATCTATTTTATTACAGGATTCAAATGTTTGTTTTAAATATTCAGTCCTATTAGTCGAAATAACTACCCTTAACACTTTTGGTTTTGTATTCATAATTTTTATTTTCTAAACATACCTACGAAAAACATAAGAGCACAGTACGGCCATGCAGTAATCCAAACTAATCTTTTCCAATTATCGGTTTCATTTTTTCGTGGAGAATCTAGCTTTGCCATTAAATATTCAAACCCAGCCGAAAACACGATTCCTACTAACATATAAATTGCTATATAATTAATTGTTGTCATATATTGTTATTTTACCCATTCAATGTAAGCCATCTGATATGCGGCTACCTTACTAAGTTCAGGATCTTCTTTCATAAATTTCATAGCAGTAATATTAACCTCAGCTTTAAGATTGTATGCATTGGCTTCTGTTAGTATTTCCTCTACTTGAACTTCTTCTTCCATCCAATCCCATTCTCTTCCTCTATTGATCATACATTAATTTTTATTTGATTCTAATCCCACACCTGCTAATATAAACAAACAAGCCAGTGGGATGTGGCCTGCAAATCCTTCGCCTTGACTTATTGCCCAAGTCAATAGACCTACACCGACTAACATAAAAGTTAGCCAGAATTCTTTTTGTATAAACTTTAATATTTTTTTCATTTCTTTATTTATTATTAGTACTTGCATTCTTTATAGGGCGGTCGCACATCCGTCGCACATTTTTCATCTGAAGCACATAGTTAACTAAACACCTCCAGAAACAATTGGTAGAACGCGAATCCGATTGCCCCCATAATTAAACAACAGAGTCCGCCCATAAAAGTCCAACCTATCCCGTAAATACAGTTCTCACAGAACTTTAATACTCCTTTTCTAATCCTCATCTTTAAATACATTTTTCAATTTCTTTTGTTTCTTCTGTAACTCAGCTTCTTCCATTACATCATCAAACCCGTCATCCCAATAGTAATCAACCACTTCTTCATAATCATCAATATCTATATGGACCATAGTAGGACAGACCTTAGGAATAACAAAACTAGTATAACGGTAGCCATCCCCGTACTCAGGTTGATTACGAATAGCATCTACAAAAGTACTATTAGTAAAACCGAGTGGAATAGCAGGACCGTAATAGACCGCGTTAAGTCCGTCTTGTTTATAATGTCCACCAGTCGCGCCACAACGGCAGGTACTGGTAGTCTTTGTTAGTTTCACGATATCCTCGCATGTATTACAGAACAGTAGTTTCATTTTACTTCTTCCAGTTATTAATAGTATTACCACAGTACAACACGGATACTACCAGACCAATGTATACAACGAATCGCAGAGATAGCGCGATGTTGTCTAGGGCTAGTTTGATTGATGTCACATCTGTTGAGTTTTGAGTAAGGGCTTCTAACATAGTTTCTTTTTTATTGTTATTGTTTAATTTAAATATAACAAGTGTACCTTAACTCTGAAAGTAGTATAAGACTTTTTTTACACATATTTTTTTCGGGCTAGTTTTTTTCTGGACTAGAAATGAACCGAATAGACATAGTAATCGGTTCACATATCTGGACTAGCTCTTTTTCTAGACTGGAAATTTTTGTACAGGTAAAAGTCATGCGCCCAGTAGACCTCTAGATGCTTAAGAGAAAAATACACTTTAAGAGAAAGATACTCTTGATTGTCTCTTGCCACCACAACGCAGTTGATCATGGCCACAAGACTACCACCACTACTAGACCACCATATAGCTAGTTGCTCGTGTTGTTGCTATACTATGGATATTGCTGGTAACTGTAGTCTAGCGGGCCCTATAGCTTGTCTAGACCGTACTAGGGTTGTTGATGATTTAGTAGTTGTATTTGTGAGCTAGCAAGGGTTGGTGCTATCGGCTATACAGGACGTGACTTCTAAGACTGTTGCGGCAAATGATCATATATACCCATTATAGACGAATATAGCGGCAATATAGGGCTACTAGCGGCCTGTAGGGAGCTATATAGGGTGCATCTAGACGAACTTTGACGATATTAGCTGCTTCTAGAGGCCCAATATAGCCCATATATAGCCTAAAATACACACAAATATAGGCCTTCTAGAGCGGCTGTCTAGAGGACCTGGTATTTGCACCCAAAAAAGGAGTGTTTTTACATCATAATTTGCCTAGTATTTACCTAGCTCTGGAACGGCCTTGAGTAGATCGGCACAAATTTCATATTCTTCTCTAGCTATAAACAGTTGTAGAAAGCTTTCAATAGTACCTAGAGGATTAGGTTGATCTTCGATTTGTTGAGGTACACTGCCAGTTAGTAGTTGTTGTATACTTGGATCATCTAGAATGGAGTCGGTCGAAACCTCATCCATTCCATTGATAAAATCCAGCACAGCTTCCTTTTCAATATATTGTAAGTCCATATTATTTAGAGTTGTATTGGTTCAACATTTGGATAGAACATTTGTAGCCATTACCTCTACTATCAGTAAAGTTAATCGGAGCCTTTCTAGCTCTGGTATTGTAACCGCTTAGCGTATAAGTATTACCTTGGATTGTTATCTTATCTCCAATACTCAGGTGGCCACAGTTTGTTCTGCTTTTATATAGATCCCACATCTGAGATTCGCGAGTAATAACAGTACCGTTGTCTCCAATAGTATTTAGCTTAAGTTTGAAGTTAGCCTCATTACCTGAGAATGAGCAATTGCCAGCTGATATAGTAATACCATATTCTTTAGCTACCTGGTCTAGCGCCTCATTGATTGAACTTCTTAGTTGAATGATTTTTGTCTTGTTGAATTGTTTAATACTTTGCATAATTTCCGTTTTTAGTTATTAGATTAATAGAAGAGGCTCATTGCTGATTGTAGCCCAGCCTCGGTTGCTACATGGAACGATTCTTTTCGAGGATTCAGACTATCCGAATCTTTGTACTCGAGCATTGCTGCCTTAATGGCGCCGGCTTTAGTTTTAGCCCAGACGGTATTCCAACCTCCACCTTCGAAGGTAAACATGTATTGCTTTAATTTAAATTGTGCCATAGTAGTTTGTTTTTTAATTATAATATAAATATAATCAATTTTTCGCGACTCGGGCCATACTTAGGCAGTTATTTTCAAAAAGTTATTAACAATTGCTTCGCCAGTACCAGGGCTATTCCTGTTGGAGTACAGTATTATAGTGCTATGAGTACATGTAGGTGATTCTTCAGAGTACAGATTCAGCTCGGTAGGATTCTGGACCCCTAGGTCAGGTGTTAGCATGTGCCCGCGGATTTGGATTTCTCTACTAGACATTGACCACTAAAAAGGCTATTTATGGGTACTTACAGTTGAGAGGAGTACTTAGAGGGACTATTAGTTAATCACAGGACCATAGAAAAGGTACATTTCAGCTAGTATATATCATAGTTGTCTGGAACCGTAAGTCATGAGCCAGTTTCAGCATATCGGACTACCGGAACGGATTAACTGATAAGACCGAAAGGAATATGAGTACAATGCGTATATAATGGTATTACTGGTATACGCGATTACTATAAGGTTGTCTCAGACTATCTAGGGTTATTCCTTTTTCTTGATGAATTAGTAGTTGTTTTTGGAGAGCTTGGTCTACTAACTGGTCGATTAAAATTAGGGCGAGAGCTGGAACTATTGATCCTTGGCCTGTTGTTATTACGAATTGGATTGTTCCTTACTGGCTTGTTGATTATTACAGGCGGTCTAGTAACTACTGGTGGTTTTGTGGTTGGTAGCACACGTGGTTTGTTATTACGGATAATTTGATTTTGTATTGGTGACGCTGTATTTGGTAAATATGTGCGACTATCAGATGTGCTGCCATCTGAGACTAAGATGGATCTAGATCTATTAGAATTAGAAATAAAGGAGCGATTTCTATATGAAGATCTACGGCCATATACATTCCCTAAATACTGAGTTCTTGGACCATAAGTATATGAATATTGCCACGGGTTATTCCACTGATTCCAGTACCAATAGCTTGATCCCCAATTGCCATAATAAGGATACTGATTCCACATGTTATTATAGCCATAACCGAAGTGGTAGCTCCATTCCCAATTCAACCAATAATTATGTGGACTTTGCCATCCATATCTATATAGTCTATTGCGATAAAATTGATTATGAAAGAAGCTGTAGTTTTGTCTTTGTAAGTATCTGTAATAGTTGTCAGCAAAGACCCAATCTGTTTGAAGTTTCCATCTTAATTGACTTACTGTGTTTATCTCTTCTATTTGGTAATTCTCATCAACATAGTCTGGATTATATGAATTGATTTGCCATTGAACACCACAGCTATTAACTGAGAAAAATAAGACTACTATGCAGATTAGTTTAAGTAAGTTTTTCATAAGAAAGTTTAGTTGATTTAATTATATATTGTTAAGCAAAAAAGGAGCCCTGAGTTAACAGAGCTCCTGTGCGGATTGTTGGAAGTAGGTAAACGGAAATCTAAACTACCACCTCATCCTTTAGTAGGGTTTAGCTATTATGCTTGTCCCATTAAACGTGCAGATTCATTTTCCGATAGTAACCCAGTTGTTGCAAATGGATCAAATTGGATTAATGCTTCAGTATCAAAATTCTTTTTCATTAAAAGGTTTCCTGCTGATACCATTAGATTACCTGTTTTATGATCGTCGATATTGTACTTTTGATCATTAGATGCAAAGTTTGTTATACCGTTTACTACTTCCCAGATTGATAAACCTGATTTAGCATTTTGTAATTGCTTTGTAGTAAATGTAGATGGCTCAGCTCCAATATCAGAGTATGCTTTCATAACTCGGTTAATTGGTAAATACCTTTGCATGTATTCATAATCAATTTTCTTGTCAGTTGATAACATAGCGGACATTGCGCGTTGTACTTCAGCAATTGATGCATCAGTGTTATTTGCAGATTTAATTTTCTCAGCTAATCCTACAGGTTGGAATCCTGTAGATGCCATGCTAATCATATGATCATTGAATTCTCTGATTGATTTATCAGTTAGTTCATGTAAACCGTATGTTTCAGAGAATGATGTAGATGTCATTCCATTTGAACAAACCAATCGGTTTAGATATGGTGATACTTCTAATCCACGAGTTGGAGTATTTCTGAATGTTACACCAGTATTAAATACTTCATCTGACATTCCTGGTACTGAGAATACACCGTTAGGCGATACACAGTTAATTGTAGCTCCACCTGATGGATCTGATCCGAAGTCTTTTACTTCTAATCCATATTGATTGATATACCCTTCAGCAAAATCAATGAATGCTTCATTACTAATACTTGCATATCCTGCAGGTAGAATGTTAGTAACTTTCTTTGCTCTTGGATCAACCAACAGTGTTACAGTTTGATCATTCTTAGATGATTTCATAGTTTTCATCATTTGAACTAATTGCTTTAGTCCATCAGATCCAAAACCTGTTTCAAACCTTTTAGCAAATGCTGTAGGAATTCTTAGCCTACCCAATAACCTTTTGAATGCAAAGGGTGTTAACTCAATTTTTACTCCGTCAACCTCGATATGAGTATTGTCGATTACATTGAACTCAGATAAACTGATTTCTTTTCTCATTACTTCGTTCCTAACAGCTTCGGCTTTTCTAGCGGCGAATGCAGTTGGCGATAATGTAGTTAATTCTTTCATAATTTGTACTTTTTTGTTTTTGTTATTTGTTTAATTAATATAGTATAAATATAATCAATTTTTACTGTTTCTGAACTATAATTATAAGTTATTTTTCTAAAGTTATTAACAATTTATTTATTTGTTGTTTCACTTTCTTCTTTGTCTTTATCTAATCCGAATAGTGCATCGAATTGTAAACCTGATTTTTTAATCTTTTCCTTTTCAGCTTTCTTTAATTGCTTTAGACCTTCAGCTTTTTTGAACCTTTCAGTATCATAAGTTACATCTCCAGATGCAGCTAAATCAAAATACATTTGTTTTCCTACATGACCTCGACGGTTTTTAGAAAAAGTAACATACCTTTCTTCCTGATCCCTTTCATCTACGAACCTTATCTCCATCATACCCGTAGTCATATGCTTCAGTTTATTTGATCCGACAAATGTACCACCTTTGTTTACTTGTTGTATATTAAGGAAAGATGTAAACTTCTTAGCTTTGTTATCACCTAGATTATGTCGGTACATTAAATCCAATAAGTATTTCTCAGAACTGTTTCTGGTCATTCTACCTGATTCTCTGATTGTTTCTTGTAATTCAATAAAGGAGTCGGTTAAAACAATATCATACCCTTCAGATAAGATTTCTTCTAGTACTTGTTTCGGATCCTCATTGTCTTCTATTTCTTGTGGAAAGAATATATCTAATTCTCCGAACTTAGGATATCTTTTAACATAAAGGTAAAGATCCACCTGGTTCATCTCAGCTGAAATGAATAGTACTTTAGATCCAGTCTTTTTTGCATTTGCAATAATATCTAGTGTTACAGTAGATTTACCAACACCAGGATCTCCAACTACCATCCAGTTAGTTGCTTTTGGAACTCCGCCATCAATTGAGAATAACCCATCTAATGGTGTGTTTGTTTTATGAGCCTCGAATAATCCTTTCTCATATTTGACATTGCTAATCTGAGTTAGCCTTGATTTGATTTTTTGTACTTTTGCCATAATTTCCGTTTTTATGTTTGTTTAATTAATTATTTATAGTATAAATATAATACTTTTTTTGTGATTCTGAACTATAAAATCTTGTTATTTTCAAAAAGTTATTAACAATTTTGAAACTGTACTGTTGAGTTAACTAACATTCCGTATGCTGGATCTGCCCATGTTTTTGAACCGATGTTTTTCCAATGGTTGTAGTCAGCCATTGCAGGAAAGTTAGAATGAATATCTCCTACTGTTAAACATTCTAGGATTTCTTTATCTATTAGGTAGAACTTACCACCTTTCATTGCAAGAGCAGTTAGATAAAAACCGCTTTCAGATTTAAGTTGTACAGTATGCAATTTGTTTGTCTTATAACCTGTAACAATATTGCATAACTTAGATTTTCCTGTTGATACAGTAAAAAACCCAGCTTGACATTTTGTAATAACTTGATAGTCATATTCCTTGTCCCAGCATAATCCGTGCTTATGGGCATGGAATTTGTATTGCTTACCTTTTACTTGTTGAGTAATTGAAAATCCGTTTCCTAATTCCGATCTGTGTTCTGTAATTTGCATGTTTTCCGTTTTTTAAATTATATTTAAATATAATACTATTTTATGGGTTTTGTACTATACTTTGGCAGTTATTTTAGAAAGTTATTAACAATTTAACAGTTTTCTCTAATATATTGTGCTGCTTTATATAATTCATCAACGGATGCTGATATATGATCTTTAATTTGTGGATTTATCTTAGCAACGGGGTGTTGCTGCAAAAGCCCTTCCATGATAAGTGAGATGGTGGATAATCTATCTTTAAAGAACTCATATTGTTCAGGTGGTAGTTTTGGTTTTCCCATTAAAATCTATATGTTAAACCTAATGCTACAAAAAACCCACCACTTGCAATCGCTAATGTATTTGGATTTAAATTAAATTTTGGTGTTATTGACTGTTTGTGATGAATCATATAACCTCCACCCATTGTCATCATGCTTAATCCTCCTATAATTGCTAATTTCTTCATATTTTTAATTTAAGTAATTCCAGATCATTTTCCCTTTATTTAAAACTCTATTTTTATGCTTGCTTGTAATATCCCAAGGTTTTACTGCTAACATATGTAAAATATTTACATCATCACCACCATTCGATTCATTTCGAGGATCTTCATAATACCAATTCCAAGCCGGAGGTAAATGTTTCCAAAAAGATTTTGGTGTATCTAAAATCAATAATGCAGAAAGTATATCAGTATCTCTCATAGGATAGCCTGCATCTTTACATTTTCTAAAAAGAGAATAAGCTTTATTATATATGTTATGCTTAGTATAGTTTTTATTATTAAAAATTAACACAGCATCCATTATCTCTATAATGTTATTTTTATTCTGTAATTCAAATGTATTTTCTAAAAAGTTAATAGTTTCTGGATTAGTAACGGCATTAAGAAAATACCAAGCATCAATTTCATCTGCTAAATTATTACGAAGCCTTTTTGCCCCTGCATATACAAAGTCTTCTTCTAACCAAGAAAAATCTAATTTCTTAAAACATACAGTATCTGCATCAACACACATCGAGTATTTATAACCTTTCTTATAAAAAATATCAGGAGCAGGATAGTAAAGAAATGATTCAGGTGCATAACCAGTATCAGTGAACCCTTCAATATAATCATTAGGATTAAGAATAATTACATTCATGTTGCCTAATGATTTTGCTTCAGTATCAGATGTTACATAATAAAAATCAAAAACACCAGGATTAAATTCTTCAAATATTTCAAAACACCTTTTGGCTTTTAAAAAATAATTCTTATCTCCGTTTGTAAATAATGCTATTTTATCCATTCTTAATTACTCAATTGTGCTTTAATACTTGGATGACTTTCATAACTATGTAATTCATAATTAAAGTCACCGTTTAATATATCTACTTTACTTACTTTTAATTCAGGTAAACAATATGGTTCTCTCTTCAGCTGTTCTTTTGCTTGGTCTAAATGATTAAGATATAAATGAGTATCTCCTAAGTTACCTATTAGTTGATCAGGTACCATATTTACTTCTTTAGCAATTAACTTTAAGAGTAATGCATAACTTGCAATATTAAAAGGTAATCCTAAAAATACATCAACAGATCTTTGGTTCCACATTAAACTAATTTTTCTCTTAGGTACATAATCTGAATCTAAATCAGCATGGTTTAAGTTTTTTGCATAGTGTATGCTTTTACCTAATCTGTGGCAGAATTCTAATTGTCTCTCTTCTAATGTTAATTCAGTTGTGTACATCTGAAAACCGTAATGGCAAGGTGGAAGTGTCATTTGATCTAATTCACCAACATTCCATGCGTTAACCATTAATCGTCTACTGTCTGGATTTGTTTTAAGTTCATTGATTAGATCTTTGATTTGGTCTATAGGTTCTAGGTGCTTATCCTCTAAAACCCCACTACCCCATTTTCTCCACTGCTTTCCATATATTGGACCTAATTCTCCCCACTTCTTAGCAAACTCATCATCGGTTTTGATTCTTTCAACAAATTCTTTTTCAGTCAGAATTCTTACTCTATTTTCTTGTAAGTCTTCAACATGAACATCGTAATCTGGTTCCTCTAAGTTACCGGCATACATGGAGTATTTCTTATATGCATCACCGTTCCAAATGTTACACCCATTATCCACCAAATACTTAATATTAGTATCTCCCTTTAAGAACCATTTTAGCTCAGTGGCAATTGTTTTCATTGGCATTCTCTTTGTAGTTAAAAGAGGAAACCCTTGAGTCATATCCCACCTGATAGTATAACCAAAAATTGATTTTGTACCTGTACCTGTTCTATCTTTTTTATCTTTACTAAAATCTAAAATAGTCTGTAACAGCTCCTGGTATCTTTCATCTATTGTAAAATCTTTATCTTCTATCATTGTATGTAATTTGTTAAATATTGTGAAACAAAATAAGCTACTTTATATCCAGTGAATCCACCAAGCGCTGTTGGTATAGGGAATAAGATAAACTTAGCTAATGATGTGGTGTATTTAGGTCGGTTAATAACTTTACTAATATAAAAGTAATGTATCATATAACCTATAAGTACTGCTACATCCATTCTTAGTGCAATGAACGGAACAATGATAGCTCCACTAAATCCAAAAAAGAAATTTTCTACAATAGCATATCTTACTTCCTTCAGACTTGCTTCTTTAAATTCTGTTCTAATCTTTTTTGTTGGCATTGTTAAATTTATTACAATTCATTCTTTTGGAAAATCTTCTTCATCTTCTTCTTCTTCTAATAGATCAGGCCATTCATCAGCAGGCCATATATCTTCATCTTTTAATTCAAAGTCGTCAGGCATTAAGGGTGCTTTCCATATTTCATATGCTATCCAACACCAACTTAGTATAAAAAATACACCTAATATAATAAGCCCTTTAGTCATTTACTTACTTGTTTTTCCTGTTGCAAAATTCCACAATAAACTTAAAATGTTATTTGCTTTATATTTATTTCCTTTATGATTTAATAGGAAATTTTTCATTTCTGTTTTTCTTTTCATCTTTATTTTTTTAATTTTAATAATACTGCACATTCTTCATAACACTCCAAGTCTTCATAATATGCAATCATTTCATCTATGTCTTCGTTATCTACTTCTTTATCAGGTGGAATAAAAAATACCGGCATAACCGATACATCTTCTGGATCTTCAACTTCTTCCTTTCTTAATTCAAGGTGGTCTATTAAACCATCAAAATCATACATACCTGTTAATACTTGATATGAATTCCAAACTGCCTGATCTAACCAATTATCCATTATTTTAATTTTTTAATTTCTTCTTCCAAGAAGTTAGTTAATGTTCTGTATTTACCATCAATCCAATGATCTGCACACTGATTTAATTTATTAGAGTTTAATTCATACCTTCTGTCATGGCCTAGCCTATCTTTTACAAATTTGAATTTTACAGGTTTTTTCATAATGATTCCGATCATTCCTATAATATCTAAATTAGTATAAGTTTCTCCAGTTCCTATATTAAATATTTCATTTGTTAAATCTGATAACATTAAACTATATAATTGTCGTACATTATCTCTAACATCAATCCATTCTCTAACATTTTTACCATCACCATAAACTGGTATTTCTTTACCTTCTTTAATGGATCTTAAGATAGTTGGTAAAAACTTTTCTTTATGTTGATGTGATCCATAATTATTACAAGTTCTAGTAATTATGTAAGGTAATCCAAAAGTTCTATTAGCAGCCAAAACTAATAAGTCTGATGAAGCTTTAGTTGCAGAGTAATATGAAGAACCTTCTAAAGAATCATTTTCGTCTGCTCTTTTCTTAATGCCTAAAATTGAGTGGTATTTAGGATCATCCATATCGCCATAAACTTCATCAGTTGAAATGTGAATAAATTTCTTTAAAGTTTTATTTTGTTTTGCGCATTCTAAAAGATTAAATGTTCCTTCAACATTTGTTCTGATAAAAGGTTTGCCATTTGTTATAGAATTATCTACATGGCTCTCTGCTGCAAAATGTACTATGTAATCATATTCTCCTAAGTCGTGGGGTGTCACATCACATATATCTTTTTTAATTAGAGCTATTCCAGTTTTAACATTCTTTGGGTTTGCAGCATATGTCATTTTATCTACAACTACAATCTGAGCCTTTGGGTTTTCTCTAGCAATAAGATTAACAAATTCAGATCCTATAAAACCAAAACCTCCTGTTACAATTATTCTCATTTCTTATTTTTTAAAAAATCAGGGTTTTGTTTCATAGTCATTCGAGTTATTAAGTTCTTTAATTTAGTTGTTGACCATCCATGACTTCTTGTTGTATACATAACTTCTATTGGCAGATGATCTCCTGTAAATCTTTTTCCTATATAATCATCTCCAAGTATTCTAAGATCAGGTTTAAAAAATTCTATTAACTTTAAAAGATCTTCTTCGCTTTCATAAGTAACAACTTCATCAACATACTCTAATGACATTAAAGTCTTATACCTTTCATGTAAAGGTATCACTGGAGTATATTTACTTTTTCTGTGTAATGAAGGGTCTGCATGTAAAAATACCATAAAATAATCACAATGCTGTTTAGCAGTTTCAAATGTGTAAATATAACCAGGATGTATTATATCAAAATTACCTGCAGTAAATCCTATCTTACCTTTTGTATTATTCATAATAAAAATCTAATTTATTATTATATGTAATAAAATGATTTTGTTTTATATAAAATAAATTACATTATGTAGTCCATACAGTTCTTTTATCTACATATAAGGATGTTAAGGATGTGCTAGCATCATTAGTTATATACTATGTATGTATATATGTAATTAGATTATCTCCCACTAGAAGTGAGATTATCTTAAAGAGCTTTTTCGATTGCTTTCTTAACTGCTGATGAAAATGTAGTTTTATTAAAGTCTAATTTATCATTATTAAGATCTATGAATGTTGCCTCAACTGTTGATTTAGCTTTTCCTTCTACTGCAATTTCTTTACCATCCATATAGATTAGTAACTTCACAATAGTTTTTTTACTTACTTTAGTCCATGGGCCTAATTCAATTCCAGTTGTTGGAGCTTCGATTGATTTCACTACTATTATTACAGGTTTGCCATCCATGCATAATTCATACTTGTCTGAAATAATATCTTCAACCATTTGCTTAATTCCGAAAACAATACGGTTCTTACTCATTTCTTCCATCTCTACGTGTGTACCTACTTTAGCCACAGTATAACATTCCTGTGAAAAAGAAAGCATAGGTAAAAACATTAATGTTATAATTAAATTCTTCATATTAAAATCTTATTTTACCACCGGTTAAAATTTGATAATTTAAAGCATTACCGTTAGAATGCCAAACGCCTGTAAAACTGATATTATATTTAAAAGTTTTTGTTATCTTAATATCCCATGAACTAAATGGAACTACCAAAATTCCAGAATCCCACCACTTACCTTCATAGAATTGAGTGAACGGAGAATAAACACCTAGTATTAATGTTGAAGTAGTAATCCTTGGACTTATTCTAAAATTTCTATGTGCACCAGTAACAGCTGATAAGTTTTGTAAATTTCTTTTTCCTAACTTACCAAATGTAAAGTTAGCTCCAGCCATACCTGTAATTTTACCCCACTTCCATGATTCTAAAGCTGTTGTGGTATTAAAATGATTTTGATTAAAATCAGTCATCGTTGTATTGGCCCCTACTAAATTAAAAGTTTTGTTAGGGTTAATCCAAGATTTGTAAAATGTTAAACTAAAATCATTAGTAACAGATGTGTATGTAAAAAGAGCACCTTGAATTCTGCTCTGTTTTGTATTGGCTCGTGTAATAGAACCTACTACCTTTAACTGTTGCCCATTTGAATTATCCCTATTATCAATAACTATAATATCACCTGATGCAATTAATGATCCTCTATTTTTATTATCTTCATCTCCACCGTCCAATGCATTAGAAATAGAATTAGCTAATGACAAATTTGCACCGCCTTCAGTTTCCTCTTCCTCAGTCACTTCTCCACCATTAGTTTCCCCACCTCCATTGCCTTCTCCACTGCTACTTTGGTTTTCATTACTTGATGTACTGTTTTGATTTTCAGAACTGGTGCTATTACTATTTTGATTTTTAGATGAACCTTTCTTTTTTTCTTCCTCTTCTTCACCTGCTGCATTATCTATAGCTTCTGCAACTGGAACTGCTGATGCAGATATTGCTTTAGGTAACATCTCCCCACCTAATATTGACATAACATTTGTAACGACTAAGATAGTATTCTGAATAGCAATAGTATTTGAGGTATTCATAATTACTTGTGTTACACCTGAACATGGTGATGAACTATTAGCTTGTGTTACTAAATCCATCCATGAGTCAAATGTACCATTTGTAAAATCTGTCTGTGTAAATGTTTGAACATTACCAAAATAATTTAAAGCAATAGAATTACTGGAACCCATTTGGATTGTTTGTTGATTTAAAGTACAAGGATCTGTAAATGTATAAGACCATTGGCCAAAAGTAGCAAATGGTAAACACAGTAATAGAATTAAAATTTTATTCTTTAAATATTCCACGCTTAATCATTCTTTTTATGATACGAGCTGATGCAGTTTCCAAAGCTTTCTTAGTTGCAATACCGATTGTTGATTTATTAAACTTAACTTCATTATCTTCACCAATCTGACTTCTTTTAATTGTAACTGCTTCACCGCTCCCACTTCCTGTAAAGATTGTTCCTGTTTCAGCATTAACAAATCTTACTTGCATACCGATAATAGTTTTAAGAACTGTCTTTACACCACTGACTGTAACTTCTTCTTCCTCTGATACAGAATAATCATATATTTCTATATAAACAAAATACTCTGCCAATACAACATTACCTACAACTTTAATATCATTTGCGGATATACCTTTCGCAGCTGCTTTATGTTGTTTTACCATTCTTTGTTTGATTTCTTCTTTATCTTCAGTAAATAAAAATCTATCTGTCCATTCCAAATAAGACAAAGTAATGTTACTTACACCAAGACCTACTCGATTCTCTCTTAACTCTGGATAGAACTCATATAATTCTGGAGTAAAGCCAATATTTAAAACTTGAATAGGTAATTGATAATCTAACATATAATCTGATACCTCATCTATGTCTGATTTTTGTTCAAAGCCAGCCTTATAGTCTTCAGTTTCAGTTTTTCCTATTTGAGCATTAGCCGTAAGATTAAATAAAAGTAATGCAATTAAAAATATTCTTACCATGATATCTCTTCTTCTTTTTCTTCTTTCTTAGGAGGTATAACTATTGTTTTTGTTATTACCAAAGTATCTTTTATATTATTTGGTGTATTGATTCTTTGCTCCATGACAGGTGGATCTACTTTTTCTTCTTTAGGCTCAAATATAGATTGCATATTGGCTATCAATAATCCAAAAGCCGCTGTTATAACTAAACCTATCCCAGTTACTATTTGATTCTTAATTTCTGAAAAGAACCCTCCCTTTTTATCTTCCATCTTATTTCTTTATTATTTTGAATGTTTTTACATACACACCGTTTGTTACTTGCAACAAATAAATTCCTTGTGCTAAATCAGATAAATCTGTTTGGAATGAAACATATCCACTAAAGAATCTTTTCTTAAGTCTTTTGTATACTACTCCATTATAATTTATTACTCTGATTTCATAATCACCATTATCTGGTACAGTTAGATCAAAAGTTAACAAACCTCGTGTTGGGATTGGATAAACCAACCCATAAATTCCATCCATTGGTCTGGTGTCAAATGATGCCATTCTTTTATTAACATACCCATCAGTATTTTCAACTTCAATATCCCAGCCTAATTCTGTACCTGCTGTTTTTCTACCAATCGTAATAGGTATAGTATCCCAATCTTGACTAATGACTCTAAATCTTAAAGTGAATAGTTCAGTAGTGTTACTTATCGTATAGGTACCAAAAGATGCGTCATAACCACCCCACCTAACAGTTTCCCCTTCCCAGTCCATAGTATAGGTTAACCATTCTTGTGCTTTAGCTGTAACACTTATTGATACAAATTCTAAAAAATCAGTATTATAGTTCAATGCAAATTCTAGACTACCAACATCTTCGCCTGAAGTTTCAATTTCTACAGGCAAGTTAATGTACTCACTTACAGGCACATCAATCTCAGGTACGTTAAATACGACCTGAGACTGAGCGCTTGCTGTTAGTAATAACAGTAATGTTAATAGTATACTCCTCATATTAGTTTAAACCTGTACCGTTGGCATCACCTAAGATTAATAGGTAGAAGTTACCGGTAGTAGTTCCATTAATTTGTGGAGATAAAAATACTGATAGTCCTGGAATTGAACTTGATTGATCTGAACTAGAACCATTAATAGTATTATATTGTGCTTCAGTAAAGAACAATACATCTGGATTAGAAGCGTAACTTAAGTTACCTTGTGCTAATCTAGAGAATACTAAATAAGAATCCGATGCTGTAATTCCAGTAGCTTGATTTGGATTTGCAGTATAGAACTGAATACCAGAAGCTGATTGTACTCCTGCAGCAATTTGTGCGATCATATTAGCATCTGCAGTTGATAGTGCCGTAGTTGCATCTAATCCACTTGCAATCTTAAGTCTAATTTGCCAGTAAGATTGATCTAAGCTTTCTGAAAATGTTGCAGTTCCATTAGCAGCCGTTGTTACTGTAGTTACATCTACCCAAGTATTTCCATCAGATGATTTTTGTAAAATCACAGGAATAGATTCAGCTGGATTTGTTCCACTATTTAAGATAGTTGCTACATAATCAAATGCCGGTTCTATAAAGTTACCACCATTATCTTGTGTGCCTAGAGCTCCATCTGTTCCATCAGCTTTTACATAATAAGCAGTAAGATCAGCAGTAAAATCTACATCAGCAACTGCTCCGTTTGTGTAATTTGATAGAAAAGGTGCATTTACTGTAAACATATTACCAGTAACCACATCGAAAGTGGTAGATGCTCCAGTATAAACCCATACTACTTTTACTACTCCGTTTGTTGAATCAACATCATACGACAAATATCCAACAGGGCCGGATGTATTGTTATATGTTAATGTTGGTTCATCAAATACCGTGTTATCATAATTAAACGAAAACTGAATACCTTTAACTGCATTACCAGATGTGTTATCATAGTAAATATCAAACTCAGTGTTTGAACTAGAACCAGTGGATTCTAAAGTGTACGTTGAATCAAAAATAACATAAGGTTTTGTTGCATCAGGTGCAGTAGTCTGGCCGAAGACCGTCGTTGTACTGATAGCTAAAGCCAGTGTTAGAAAAATGTTTTTTAGTTTCATTTGTTTTTAATTATTTTTTAGTTTTTATGGCCCGCTCTTATTACATAGAAAGTTGTTTGATTTCCATTAGCTAAATCAAAGAGGGACCATGCTCCGTAACCAGAGAGCAATGATTTATCATCTATGTCTACTGAAACGGCATCCCATACATGAGGTTGCTGCCAGTAATTTGTAGTCCATATTTCCTGGCCTCCACCAGGGTAACTAGAAATGTTACCTTGTCTCTTCTGATGCATTAGATAAATGTCAGAGGCAGAAAATGAACCTGTATTATTTACATCAAGTCTCCAGTAATCTTTAGAACTAACTGTATCTGATAGTAATCTATCTTGGAACCAGTTAATATCTGAAGTTGTAAGTGTTCCTATTGTCGGAGTGATGTCTATTGTAAAATCGTAATCGTTGTAATTTAAAATAGTATTAAATGAATAATATCCATTTGAATCTGTTGTTGTAGTTGCTTGTGTTGTATATGAGAAACCTACTTGGTTTTTATTTTGTGTCTTTAGATAAACAGTTTGTCCTGCAATACCTTGTTCTTCTGCTCCTTTAATATAACCACTCGCCGTGATAGGTACCGCGTTAGGATCTGTAGAAGTCCATTCTGCAAATGGATGATTAGGACTAAGTTGATTGTATGTATTACTACTTGGTATTTTATATTGAAAATTTGCAGCACCTATACCACCAAAATTCTGTATTCTATATTCAAACTCATACCATGTATTTTTGTTTAGTGTTGCCGTACCATAAGCCCATGTATTCCACCCATAATGTTTAGTAACTATATCATTAGTTTTACCAATACCTTTAATCATAAACTCATGTGAGTCATCGGTGAATGTTCTGAACCCGTATGTACCTGTTTTATTAGGTTTAAACCAACCTGTATAGATAATTGCATATCTTTGAGTACCAGCTCCACCCCATCTTGGTGGATTCCATAGTTGATAAGGAGTATGATTACCACCTCTTGGTCCTTGGTAACTTGTTATATCTACCGTTGTATCTAAATAAAGTGTAGTACCGGCATCAGCAAGATTAACCATTGCATCAAATTCTATGTGACTGTCAGCATTTTGTGAATACATCTGACCTGATTGGCTTCCACCATAGTGAGTTTTAAGTGACCTCAAGTTTACTGTAGTAGTTTGTGCATGGACGATAGGCATCGCCAGGATAAAACATAAGATGAATAATTTGAAGTATCGCATATATTATATATCTTAAAGGTGACTCTAAGATACATAATACAAAGGGCTTTAGGTAACTAGTAATTTTTTTATGGTGCCATCATTATATTTGATTAAATATAATTTCCCAGAAATCAAGCCAATTATATCTTTTTGAATATATCGGCCTAGAAAATCAAACACACCTATTACCTGCTTATTAGCATTTATTAATTCAGTAACATTAGCTACACCATAACAGTTATCCCATACAGGATTAAAGCCTATATAATTATTTCCATTATTCATATCTAAGTTAATAGAATTATTAGGTCCTACTACTGAAACTGTAACTATACAAGTTTCTTGATAATAAGTAAATGCATTTGCAAAACAATCAAAAGGATCTGACCAATCACTAAAAGTATAAGTAAGAGTATCATTTAATCCAAGAGGTGGATAAAAATTAGTAGAATTAGCAGCTATCGTACAAGTCGTACCACCATAACTTAATCCTAATTGTACTACATACACAGAATCAGGGTAAGGTACCCAACTAGGAGTAGATGAATTAGAACAAACATTATCATTTAAAGTTAATGTTATAATTTGGTCATCCCAATCCATATCTAATAATTCAACATCGCATAACTGAGAAGAAACAACAAAAGGCAAAAACAAAGACACTAACAACCAGGTGAGCTTTTTCATTTTAATAAATTTTTTTGAAAGTTGGCCTTGCGTTCAAGGCTGTTGAATTTATATATTAAAGTGCAAGTGTAAATACAATAATCATAATTACTATATACAATGCCGAGGAGATATCATGTTTAGTTTTTGTTTCCATATAATATTTATGGTAAAAACTACGAATTGTTTATAAATCTGATATTAATTAATTGTTAAATAAATGTTAACCTTTTATCTATCTGGATACCAGTTATCATATTCATCAGGTTGAACTTGATTAGGCCGCCTTAGCCAATTCTTTATCCAGTACTTTAATTTCTTTAGCATCCTTCTTTTGCATCTTATTTAAGATTCTACTCATTTCGGCATCAGCCATTTTTATAGTTGCATCATTTGCCTTCATTCTAATTTCTAGCTTTATCTTATTTACATACTTAGTTAGAGTTTGATTATCTCCAGCAACAGTATCCATTTGATCAATTATAATCGCTTCTTTATTCTGTAAAGCTTTTAATTTTTTATCTTCGGCGGTTTTTGCATTCTTTATAGAAGAATCCGAACTATAATTAGAATCTTTTGATTTTAATTCATCCTCCATTCTATCAATATCATTTTCTTCTATTTCTAGTTTTTGAATCTGAACCTTTATTTTAAATAATTCATCCCCTAACTTTTTTAACTTTCTTTTTTGAAAAGGGTTCATAAATATACCCTTAATAAAAGAAAAGATTCCTTCATTTAAAACATCATTAAGATCTTCATAACTTACACTCCCTTCTAAAAGATCATAAGTTTCATTTACTAATCTTCGGTTTTTAAATTCATTAAATGTTGGGATGTTATTCATTTATTTTAAATCTGTTAATTTATTACCTTGATTTCTAATTATTAAATTATCTTTCTTTAACATAACAGCTAAGGCTCTACCAAAATCTTTTTTAGCAACAGCAGTAGAATGTAAGTAACTCCAATTCTTTGCATATTTCATAGCCCAACGCATCCACAGTTTTCTAAGTGCTATAAAGAATGTAGTACCATCATTAATATTGGATAGTTCTTTTTTAATATCGCCTTTGTTTTTTGATGCCCACTTTGCAAAATCTAAATAAGCAAACTCATTAGGAGTATCTTGGAACATAGGTCTTCCTTCGTTAAGTGGTTTAATGTATTTCATATTGTATCTATTAATATGCATAAGATAATAGCAAAAATTAAATATGGTGCCATTAACTTAACTTTTGGAATAATGCTGGGTATTCTTTTTCAAAATCCTCACCATAAGTATCTTGCCATATTCTAGCAATTTCTCTTTTATCTTTAATCTTTCTTTGTTTAATAATTTTAGCAACTGCTGGATATTGAGAACTAAAATTCTCACCATAGGCTTTTTTCCACATTGCTTCTATATCTTCTTCTAAATGATGTTCATGTCTATGTTTACCATCAGAATCTTTAGTACCATCTTGTGCAGATGATAATTCATTAAGAGATTCATTAACTCTAACACCATAAGTAGTTCTTAAATTTCCTAATTGACCTTTCTTAACATCTAATTGCTTACCTGTGCGTTTCATTGTCTTAAGATCAATAATATCAAACTCAGAAATACTACCTACAGATTTTACAAACTCTAATGCAACATCACCTAGATCAAAAGCATCTTTCCAATCCACGAAGAATTTTCCAGGTTTTGCTACTTGTTTTATATAAGCACCATTCTGTGGTTGGTTATTAGGTGCAATTCCAAATTTTCTTAAATGAGTTAATCTTTGTTGATCACTAGCTTCGTTAACTATTCCATCTATAAAATTGATTACTTCGTCTTCTGTATCAAATGATTCTAAAACTTTACTGTTCTTTTCAATGTATGATAAGACAGCAGGTGTTTGTTTAATCATTATACCTTTAAAGGTTGGTTTATCAAAATATTGTGGACCTTGTGATGATCTACTCGTATACCTTTGTTTTAATGCAAAATGATCTGCAAATACCCCACCAGGTAAATTATAAATAATAGTTCCTTTAGGAAGTGTTACATTTGAAAAGTTTCCAATAGTAGCGCCTTTAACATCTTTCTTTAATTCATATTTTCTATCTTCTAACGATGTAGTAAAACCAGCCATTGTTCCAGATACTGGTGATGTTCTTAATTCATTAATTGATTCATTAACATCAAATACAATAAAAGATTCACCTGCAGAATTAGGATCTTCTAATTCTTTATACTTAATTCTTGATTTGTCTAAAAGTTTTTTAGTTTCAGGCCATGAATTAACATATGAGTAAAGAATAATTTGATTATCATCATTAGGATTAACTCCTGCCTTTTTCCATATCTTTTTAGTTGCATCATCAGCATCAGAAAGATAATCAATTTGAGCATCCATTTTATAAAGATCATTTATAACCTTTTTGCCTTTAGCCTCATACATCATATCTGGATGGAATTCCTTTTTCTTTTTCTTTTTCTTTCCATCAGATACTTCTTTAATCATTCCTCCGTGATCAAATTGAGATTTATTAATAGTAAAGGTTCTACCGTCTTCTCCTTTAAGTTTAAGAACATATCCATTATTATCTAAAACTTCCACTTGGCCACCCATGTATAAAATCTTAGAACCTTTTTTGATTTTCTTAAAATCACTAAGGTCTATTTTTTTCATATAGTCCTTAGTGAACTTTTCAAATAATTTAATATATTTCATTATGCCATTTTCTTTATTTCAGATTTAATATCATTATGAAATTGTTTCATAAAGTCTTTACCTTCTTGTGAATTAACACCATCATCAGTTATCCAATCAATTGCATTACCTAAACCTGAAAAAGGAGTATGGTAATTTACATCAGTTGCAGAATCATGTAATTTCTGAAGAGTTTTTAGTGGAGTTTTATGATTCACCGTTAAAGCATACTTCATCATTCCATCATAATCAAAATCATTTGACCATTTATCACCTGGTTTAAATTTCTTTGCTTCATTTAATGATTCTTTCATTAACTCAACATATTTTCTACCTTTTTCAGAATAGACTGAAGTAATTTTAAAATCACCTTTAACAGTTTTACCAGTATCTTCCTTATAATATTTAGGATAATAAGCTTTAAAGAAAAGATTTGGTTCAAGTTCTCCAAAGAAGTGAGTTAATTTACCTGTAAAGAATTTAGCCTTTGGGTATATTTTTAAAACGTCTTTTTCTGTTTCGGCATCATTTACTTTTGTATCATATGAACTTACAAATTTAGCTTCATTTAAATCAGCTGATTCTTTAATCCCTAAATACTTTGCAGCAGCAGATTTGAGTTCTTCATAAGTGTATTTGTTGGTTAATGCATCATCTAAAATAGTACCTCCTTTTTTACCAATAGCATACATTGATACATGATCAAATCCTAACCACGGACCAACGAATTCATCAGCTGCCTTTAAACCTAAATCAGTTGATAATGTCCATGATAAAGATCTTCTTCCTAAAAATTGATCATTGTAACCTAATTTACCAGCTTTAATATAGCCTGATGCATTTACTGCTTCGTTTACTTTTTCATCTAAACTTTCGTTTAAATCTAAAATTTTAATATATTTCATTTTCTTATTTTTGTTTTCGTTTTAATATTCTTAATTCTTTCTTGTGGTAAAGTAGAATAATCATCCCAGTAACAAAAAATAAACTGAGATGATTCATTCTTTCTTTTAATTACTTCTTTAGCCATCCTCTGAAAAGATCCCAGTTTCTAGTTAAGAATACACCGAATGCAATTCCAGCATATATCTTGTAACCAAACACCCAAAGACCTGCACCTAGGCCTAATGATAATAAAGCAGAGAAACCTTTTGAGTCAATCCAACTTACTACTTTTCCAAATAATTCTTTTGCTTTTTCCATTACTTAATTTATTTATTTTTAAATTTAAATACTTAACTATCTATAAAAAATAGTTATTTCTCCAACTGAAGGGGTTGTACCGGCTCCTAGTACTTGACTGAAACTAAATGGTCTTATTACACCAGTTACCATTCCACCCATAACAACCTCATTACCTACTTGATCTAAAACAGTAATTGTTTCAGGGGCAGCAGCAGTTGCACCAGTTTTAGTTACTAATATTGCAATAGGATATTTCTTAATAGGGCCTTGTGTTTTGTTTTTAGTTCCTAAAACTATTTCCTCCTTTTGCTGAGTCATATTAATTCCTAAATCTGTATCTCTTTTAAATTGCACACTGTCATCAGTAACTGTTGCAACATCAATTTTAGCTATTCCGTATGGTAACATAATTATATTTGTTTTCTTTATTTATTCAACTAAGCTAAGATCTTTTTGAACTTGCTTTGAATGTTTACAATATCCTCTAAATTTGCCAGCTGGGCAATTACATGAAAATTTACCATTTCTATTAGTAACAGTATATTTATCCCCTCTTGATCCAGTTATTTGATACTCCTCAACCTTAACATTTGCATAAGGATTAATTACTTCTACATCATCGAATGATATATGATCCTCTACAGGAATCCATCCTGGAAATAGATACTTCTGCCCGTTAAATGTTGCAAAAGCAATATTCATATGTGATTCTATTTTATACTTCTTCATACTTAATTTTATTAATATTTACTTCTCTTGTTTGTAAAGATGCAAATGGAGTACAATGAAGTTTCTCCATTTCACACCTCTGTGCCGGGTATTTTATCTGTTCTCTTTTGGTAATCATCTCAGCTTTTGAAACTGCATGCTTATCATTTTCGGCATCTATATAAATTGTCATTGTTACAGTATATCTCATATCTTATTTTTTAGTTGTTGGCATTAACCACATCCCATCTTTTAATATAACTTCCATTAATCCAGGTATAGTTCTTAAAAGATTTAAACTCTTAAGAGTATCATGCTTAAACATTTTAGTAACTTCTTCTCTGATTCTTTCTTGAGAAACTACATCTTCTAATTTTCTTAACAAACCTGGCTCTTGCATACATTCCCATAATTCATCATCAAATGTAAAACCTTTGGTTATGGAAAATCTTAAACCTCTTATCATTCTTAAAGGATCATCCATTAAAGTTTTCATTGGAGGTAATGGAGTTCTAAGGATTCTATTATTTAAATCTATAACACCATTAAACATATCTATGATATTACCATTCTCATCTTTACATAAGGCATTAAGAGTAAAATCCCTTCTCATTAAGTCATCCTCTAAAGTTCCTAATTCTAATATAGGTTTTCTTGTTCCAGGTATAACTCCTACTTCTTTCCTAGACATAACAAAGTCGGCAACTAAACCTTCATGCTCATGCCCTTTAGGAAACATAGCTCTTACAGTAAAACAGTCTGGTGTTTTTAAGAATATTTTGAATCCTTCAGATTCAAGGATAGATAACATTTTGTTCCACCCTTCTTCTACTGTCATATCAGTATTATCTAATACAAAAGTAAAGTCGATGTCTTTTGTATGAACTCCTAAGATTTCGTCCCTTACACAACCACCGACTTCAAATATTTTATGTTCCATTTTCCGTTATTTAATTATATTATAAATATAATACAATTTCTTGGGAATTGAACTATAGTTTCATATTATTTTCAAAAAGTTATTAACAATTCTGAAACTATGTTTAATTATACTGCTAAGCCTAATCTTTTTCTTTCAGCAATTTTTTCTTCTAAACCGGTACACAGTTCTTTAAATTTATCTTCTGATTCAAATGGCTTAACAGAATCTGCCTTTAACAAATCACCTTTTGAATTTTTAATCATTAAACTTTCGCCTGAAAGCTCTACTATAAAATTACCTATTACCTTTTTCATATTATGCGTTTATTAGTTGTTTGTTTTCTTTCCATGTTTTAATCAATTGTACTGCATGGGCTTCAGTACAGCCAAGTTTACTTGCAATAAACTCAGAAAATTCCAGATTAAAGCTTTTATAACTTTTAATATACTGGTTGAAATAAAATTGTATTGTGTTATTCATATAATATAAATATAAACTATTTTGTTGAAAACTGAACTATAAACTCTTGTTTTTTTAGTAACCTAGTATAGCAGCAAAAACTAAAAGGAGAATGCCACCACCACCTAAAACTTTCCAATACCATTTTTCAACCCAATCATCTTCATAAACAATTAAATGAAATAAAAAACTTAATCCTATAATAAATAGGCATGCAAACATTTCCATTATCGTTCCCATTAATAAGAAATTTTACATTTAACAGCTTCTGCTCCATTTAATACATTTACTAAAGTTTCCTTTAGTTCTTCAAAGTTTGGTTTTTCTTTAAACTGCATCTGAAAGGTTTCACTTCCTGCAGTAAATTCCATTCTTCCTGTGGTAGTTGACTTACTTGCCCTACCTAACCAAGGATTTCTTGCTGGTCTAAATATTGTAATTCCGTACCATTGTCCCCCTGTTACTTGTACTAATATACCTTCAACAGATGTGGTACTTTTAATTGGTTTTTCTTTAACAATTTTAATCATTTTTTTGTTTTTAGTTAAACTTCTAATACTAATTGATTGTCTATATGTACATCAAAAGGTAAATAAGATTCTAATAATTTATTATCATCTTTGTATTTTAATACAGCAACTTCTTTAGCTTTAGCTTCTACTTCTATATCTACGGCATGGCCATAATCATTAATTTTTTCATATACAAAATCAGCATGGGCCTGAGCTTTACAACCTGGATCCTCGAATGTTCTTCGGCATGATGAGTAATGAAACAAAGGTTTTACATTATGATGGTGCCATGTAGTCATTGCCAATTCAAATGCTTCTTGTTCTGATAAACCACCTGGTTGAAATCTATGATGATGAAAATCAAATGTAATAGGTACTTGTACTTCAGAAAAGATACCGTCATACAAATCTTTTACAGAATACATACTTGCCTTATCATCATTCTCTACAACCAATCTGGCTTGAGCTGATTTTGAAAGTCTTTTGTAATTATCTGACCACCTTTGTAATGTAGCCTTCTTATCTCCATAAACACCGTTGCAGTGAATATTAATAGGATAATGATTAGACTGTTCTAATCCCATAATATCCATAATCTCTGCCGTTTGATTAAGTTCTTTGATTGTTTTTGTTACAAGTACTGGATTAGGTGATCCTAGTACATTGAAAGGTCCTGGATGGAAACTGAGGCGTTGTCCGTATTTTTTAGAAAGGGTACCAGCACCTTTAAGTAATGTAGATATTTTTTGATAGTCAGGTAGATCTTTAAGCTCATACTCTGACATCCAAGGAAACATGTTTGATGACATGCGATAAACTTTAAATCCATTCTTTTCATTCCATTTAATAATCTCAACAAGATCTCTAATGTTTTGTAATGCAAGATTACTTACATGAGATAATCCGTTAGATTCAAAAGTTGCTTTTCTGCATGTTCGATTAACGGTGATAGGTATCTGTCGCAAATTTAGATTGATACAGCAATAACCTAGTTGAGTGTTTGGATTCATATGTTTGTATTTAATTTAAATATAACAAACAATATAGGTTTCTGAAAGATTTTAGTCAATATCATACCAGCCTACTCTATTAATTTTATTTAAATATTTTTCCCAATCCTTTATTAAAGTTTCTGCCGCAAACCTTTCACTAAATTTTCTACAATCTTCTGGTTTAAGAGTTTCTATATTGTTAATAGCATTTACAAAATCATTAAAATAAGTACATCTAAAACCAGTAACGCCGTCTAATACATTTTCAGTGTACCCACCCCAATCAGTACAAATAGTAGGAGTACCTGATAATCCTGCCTCTACTGGTGTTAGCCCAAACGGTTCGCTATAAGTGGATGGAGATATTATTGCTTTAGCATCTGAAAGATATTCTTTTTTCTCCTCTCCATTTAAACACCCTACAAATTCCATATTAGGTAAAAGATCTATAATCATTGAACCTTGACCAGCAATAATAAATTTTTTATCTGGAAAATGAGCAGCAAGATCTCTAAGAATATGAATACCTTTATTAAGACCTAACCTACCCATAAAGAAAAAGTAATCTTTTTTATCTTTCTTATAAATAAAGTTATTTAATTCATTAGCCATAGGATATATCACAGTATCTTGCCAATGATCTTCAGTATCATAATCACCTTTTCTTTCAGCAGCTGCACCGTATAAAAAATGTTGGTTAGCTATGGAAGAATGTACATGATAGTTAGTTGCTGGTGAAGGTGAACGGTGATTAATATTACCATCTACTATTTTAGCATGTGGAAATGATCTTCTTAAAATATCAACCGAAGGGCTCCAATTACATATAATAATATCACCATCTTTATAATTTTTTAATAAATGATCTTTTGCTTTATTAAAAAAAATTTCGCAGCCTTCATCTGAATTTTTCCAATGTGTTTTTTCAAAACCTTTAGTAATGTAATATTTTTCTAAAAACTCTTTATTACCACATTCCCATTTTTTTGTACATTCTACTGTTGATTCTTTATAACCATAATAATGTACCTCATGGCCTGCTCTATGCAGATATGTTGCTGTATAATAACTAATCATTGCATAAGGGTCCATCGTAAGTGTTGGAGTAGAAGCATTTCTTGCAATTCCTAATATATGTAATCTCATTTATTAATGTTTTTTCCGTTCTGTTTCCAATCTATCCAAAAACCTATAGCTACCATTAGGTGTAAAAAAATCGATAAACTATATTCATATAAGTCATGATAAGTAGCAAAATGTAAATGCACATGACCGATAACCCAAAAGGGTATGGCCATCTGTTGACTATACCAAATTAAGAAAAATTTAATAAATTTCTTCATAGATCCCATATTGATTTTCTTTTTCTTTTTGCTAATGTAAGTCTTATTATAAAAATTAATTTTTTAATCATTTATTCTCTACCTTCCATTCTTCACCAAAATGCCCTACATCTACCCTATGTTCATCTGAAGGGTTATATTTTTTAGTAACATAATATGCTAATATAGTTCCTGGCTCTAATGCTTTATAGCCATGATAAACACCTGGCGGTATTTCCATTACTTGTAGGTTTTTATCTGACAGATATTTAAATTCACAACCATTTTCTTCTGTTGCCCATCCTATCTTTAAACTTCCCTTGAGGCATATCCAATAATCTGTTTGCTCTTCGTGTTTATGCCAAGCAACAATATGATCTGTTGAATTTATGTAAGATATGTTAACTTGACCTTCGCTTACTGGAAATATGTCTAATAATCTTTGTGCTCTATCGTCTTCGTGGTAATTCATATAATATATTTATTTTACTCCTATAATTTCATCTATTATTCCATACTTAAGAGCCTCCTCAGAATTCATCCAGAAATCTCTTGTTGCATCCTTTGCTACTTTTTCTGGTTTTTTGCCACAGTATTTTCCTAACAGAACAAAAAGTTCTTTATTAACTTTTTTCCATTCAGTCCAATCTATTTCAGCATCTTGTATGTTTCCACTAAAACCACCTGATGATTGATGCAACATTGTTGTTGAATGTTTTAGTGAACTTCTTTTTCCTTTTGTCCCTGCACCAAGTAAAACAGATCCCATAGATGCAGCCATTCCAGTATTAACTGTTCTTATATCTGATTTGATATAATCCATAACATCTACCATAGAGAGTCCTGATTTAACCGAACCTCCCGGGGAATCAATATGCATTGTAATATCTTTTTTCTCTACACTATCTAAGAACATTAATTGAGCCTGAACAATTGTTGACATTCCATCATTAACTGGTCCTGCAACCCAAAGTAATCTATCCATCATTAACCTTGAGAATATATCAATCTGTGTTGCTCTCATTTCTCTCTCCTCTAAAATATAAGGAGTCATTGAGTTTTCAATTTGCTTTTCATAATAATTTAGTTTAGATGAACTAACATTATGATCACTCATTGCATATTTTTGAAATTCTTTTCCGTAATTCATTTGCTTTTAAAGTATTTAATTATTATATGTGCTGATGCATAATTTGTAGCTAAAGGTATTCTATGAACATCACATAGCCTCATTAACATTGCAATATCAACATCGTGAGGATGTTTGTCTAATGGATCTCTAAAAAATATAACTGCATCCATTTCACCACGAGTAACCATTGCGCCAATTTCTGCATCTCCACCTAAAGGTCCGCTGTTTAAGCATTGAACCTTTAAGCCGGCATTTTCAATCATACCTCCTGTTGTTCCTGTTGCTACTAACTCTACATCTTTTCTTTTAAAAAAATCTAATCTTTTCATAACAAAAGCAACCATATCTGCTTTCTTTCCATCATGAGCTACTAAAGCTATTCTCATATATTTGTTATGTCAATTATTAATTCACCTTTGGTACTTTTAATATTAATAGTACCGCCTTCTTTTAATTCTCCTTTAAGAATATGCTCAGATATCTTATTTTCAATCATTCTTTCAATTGTTCTACGTAATGGTCTTGCTCCATATTTAGGATCATATCCTTGATTAAGAATTATTGTTTTAGCACCTTTAGATATTTTAAAAATATAATTTCCTACTTCTTCTAAATTAGATGCAAGTTCTTTACATTCTTTAGTTAAAATATCCATTACATTATCTTCGGTTAATCTATTAAATACTACAATCTCATCAATTCTATTTAAAAATTCTGGTGAGAATTTATTTTTAAGAGCCTTTCTTAAAATAGTTTTTTCTTCTTCAGCTTGGTTAACCATTTTAGTAGAACTTTCAAAACCGATACCTTGGCCAAAATCTTGTAATTTTCTAGATCCTGTATTTGAAGTAAGAATTATTAAACAATTTCTAAAATCAACAGTCCTTCCTAAAGAATCGGTTAACTGCCCATCATCTAACATTTGTAGAAGTACATTAAAGACTTCTGGATGAGCTTTTTCTATCTCGTCAAATAATACAACAGAATGCGGTTTTCTCTTTACCTGCTCTGTTAAAAATCCACCACCTTCAAATCCTACATATCCAGGAGGTGCTCCAATTAATTTAGAAATAGAATGAGGTTCCATGTATTCAGACATATCAACTCTAATTAATGAATCTTCACTATTAAAAAGATATTCTGTTAATTCTTTTGCTAATTGAGTTTTACCAACTCCAGTAGGTCCTAAGAAAATAAAGTTACCCATTGTTCGGTTTCTTTTTCTAATACCTACTCGGTTTCTTTGCACTGTTACTGCAATTTTATTAACTGCTTCATCTTGTCCTATAACTCTTGATGATAAATGTTTATTAAGCCCTAATAAATTTTTATTTTCTTTATCTGATATTTTTTCAATTGGAACACCTGTTGATTTAGATACAACCTTTAATACATCATCTTCGGTTATCTCTAATTGATTAACAGCCATTTGTTCTTTCCATATCGCAAGATCTTGTTTAATTCTTTCTTTGAGTGTTAAGCATGCATCCCTTTCTTTTGCAGCTACTTCGTAAAGTTGTCGTGATACAGCCTTCCTCTTAGCATTTTCTTTTTGAATTAACTTTTCTTCTAATGCTTTGATTTTTTGAGGAACTTTCATATTAATTAAGTGTTTATAAGAACCTACCTCATCTAATATATCTACTGCTTTATCAGGAAAGTACCTATCCATAATATAACGATCTGCTAATTTAACAATAATTTCAATTATTGAATCATCATAAGAAACATTATGGTGCTCTTCATACTTATGTCTTATATTAGAAAGTATTTCAATAGTTTGATCCATCGTTGGTGGTTCAACTGTAACTTTTTGAAACCTTCTATCCAAAGCCCCATCGTCTTCGATGTTTTCTCTAAACTCATCAAATGTAGTTGCACCTATACATCTAATTTCTCCTCTTGCTAATGCTGGCTTAATAATATTTGACGCATCCAAGGATCCTGTAGAACCTCCTGCCCCAACGAGTGTATGTAATTCATCAATAAAAACAATAATATGTGGATTAAGTATTAACTCATCTACAATACTTTTCATTCTTTCCTCGAATTGACCACGGTATTTTGTTCCTGCTACGATTGTTGATAATTCTAAAGTATAGATAACTTTACCTTGTAATGATACAGGAACATTTCCTTCTACCATTTTTAATGCTAACCCTTCAACAATTGCAGTTTTACCTACACCGGGTTCCCCAACTAAAACAGGATTGTTTTTTCTACGTCTTCCTAGAATTTGTATAACCCTAAGGATTTCATCAGTTCTTCCGATGACTGGATCTAATTTACCTTCGATAGCTCTTTTACTTAAATTAGTACCATAAGTATCTAAGACTAAAGTCTGTTTTTTAAATTTAGGCTTTCTTTGCTTTTCTTCTTCTTCTGGATAAATTTCTCCCATAGTTTTATTTAGTATAATTTAATTATAACAAAAAATAACCAGTTCTGAAAGTGGTTATTAATGTATATTAATTATACTGCGAAATAAAAAATGGTTTAAGTTAAGATTTAATAGAAATACTTAATTCAGAGGAACCTTTAATTAAGCGATGGATTAATCCTTTAGGAATATAAATAATCTTACCCGGTTCTATTGATTGTGGTAATTCATTATCAAATTGAAATTTCCAATCATTTTCATTTAATGATTCTACATAACGATCTTCATCGTCTGCATGCCATTTATATAAATGATTAGGTGCGGCTTTATCAAAATGTCTTAAAATAGTATCAGCAGAATAATCCTCTTGTGTAAAAGGTTTAGTTTGATCTTCTATTTGAGAAATTACCGTTTCTTCAGTAAGGTCTTTACAGCCACATGATTTACATTTACAAGGCATTAGTTATTATACTTTATAAGATTTAAGAATATCCTTTAACTCTACAATATCAGCAGGATTCAATGAAATATAATCCATACCAACATTTATTTGCATGCATTTTCTTCCTAGACCAAAATCTTCAATATCCTTAGGCCCAACAAAAGTAGTTATTAAAACATTTTTATCACCTTTAAGTCCTCCTTGATTCCATGATCCTATATCCTTACCTTCCATAATATAAGTACTCGTTTCGTCTAAAGATTTCTGAAAGTCATCCGTATCAGGAACAAGATCTTCAGCACCTAATGCTTTTGCTCTCTTTACAATAAATTTAGCAGTTTTTGCCTGATCCTTTGCTCTACCATAAGCTTGGATAGCATTTTTGAGATCTTCTAAATTAGCAATAGGAAAACTTCCATCAGCTAAAGCAAAACCTTTTGCTGCCATTTCTTTTCTTTGTTCTGTATCATAGTTTTCAGATACTTCAACAGATTCAAACTTTTTAATATTTTTCATTACTTTTCTAATATCAGTATCACCTATCTTTGCATATACAGCGTTAGGAAATGAATTACCAATTGCAGCATTATAAACTTCACCATTAGGTCTTACTACATAGCTACCACCTTCATATCTTTCTCCGTCCATTGATATTTCAAAGCCGGCTCCACGACCTGCATCATATTCCATATCATGTACTGCTGTTTTAGATTTATCAACTTTTGCAATTGCCTTTGCTATTAAATCAGCAACATTTTTTACTTCATCTTCAGAAAAACTAAACTTAGCTTCATTAACCTTACTCTCATTAGCCATATTGTATTCAATATCCTCGATAAAATCATCTTCACTAAAATTACCATACTCATCAAAGAACTTTTTAGCATTTCTTTTTGCCATTCTTTCTAATGACTTAACATAATCTTTAGCATAACTTAATGGTACACCACCTGCCTTTATAGCTTTCATTAATCCTGCATCCATTACTCTTGCAACATCATTCCATCCTTTAGTTCCTCTCCATGTAGATTTTAATAAATCAATAGCTTCATCTAAAGATTCACCTTTCATTTCAGCTTTGCTCATTTCTTTAGCTTTAGCTTTAAGTTCTTTAAATTCAGCTTTTAATTTAGTATTAGCACCTTTAACAAATCTATCTAATCCCCAATTAAATGCAGCAGTAAATAATTTATAAAAAGGTAAAGCTCCAAACTTTTTACCATAAGTAGAATATTGTAACCAATCTAAAAAGCCTTGTGCCATTTCCTTGGATAATTTAATACCATCTACTTCAGATGTATTTCCTTTTACAACATCTTTAAGAAGTCTATCAGCAGAAGCTCTTCTTTCTAGGATAGAACCTACGGCTTCATCTATTCTTTTTAAATTTTTCATTACCTTTTTTATTTTATTATTTATTTACCAAGGATTAGTACTCTTTAATCCTAATTGCTTACCAAATAGACTTGGGCCATAACAGGCCCAAAAGCCAGCTTTATTTGGATCCATCTTTTTCTTTTGATCACATTGGTGTCTTGCCCAAAAACTAGCAGCTGCACCTGGATCATCATTCTTTACAGACAATTTAGGATCTCCCCATTCAATCTTTTTTGCAACAATCTTTCCTGTTTCTTTATCAGTTCTTCCGCTATTACGATAAACAATAAACTTTCTATTACCGCCTCTTTCTGGTGAATCTAATTTAACATCTTTTGTTCTTCCAGATTTACGATCTTTATAAATTGCTTGCTTACCTACTTCAAGGTTCTTAGCCATAAATCCGCTTTTACCTTTTAATACTAGATTTCCTTTATCCCAATATTGTTTAGCCTCTTCAAATAATTTACTATGAGCATCAGATCCTAAACGAAAAACACTATCATCTAAACCTATACCATTATCTACATGATACTTAAGTTCTTCAGATACATTTTTAAAATCAGTAAAGCCTTTTATAAATTTCATTACTTAGGTAAACCTGTTGTTTTTAATTTCTTATCTTCGCCTTTTTTAATTACTTCTTTAGCAATATCAGCATCAGCTCCAAATTTTCCTTTAGGTCCATTCTTTTTAGGATCATCTAACGGTCTACCCCAAGTACCTGGAGCTTTAGTTAAAAATGAATTAACTCTAGCATAACCCCATTGTTCTTGACCAGCACCAGGTCTATGTCCACTTTTCCATGCAGCCATACCTCTTCTCATTACTAATCTTAATAAAGGTAATGATACTCCAGTTTGATCTGCTTTCTTTTTAAGGCCAGTTTCAATTCCCTTTCCTTTTATAGGACCACGATCTCCGCCAGCTTTTTCATCTAATGATTCTCCTAGGCCTTCAGAGTAAAGATCTTTTAACCAACTATCTAAATCTTTGTTAGGTTTAACTTTATCGCTAAATTCTTTATAAAATCTTTTCTTAAAATCAGCAAAGTTTTTAGCTTCTTCCATCATTATATGTAATTCGCTCATTACACCTTCATTAGTAACCATTTCTTCTAAAGCTTCATCTGCATATAAATCATCAAATGCCTTTGTATGTTTAGATTTCTTTAAAAGTTTTTTACCTTTAGTATCACCAGGCATTTCTTTATAAGCATCTGGATCATCATCAGACATCTTAGATTGTTTTGCCATTTGATCTACCTTATCTCGAGCAGTTGCTGTAGATATACCTTTATAATATCCATCACCTTCAATTTTATCTTCAAAGGATTCTTTCTCCTTTTTCTTTTCTAATAAAAATTCTGTATATTTTTTAATAAATTCCATTAATCCATTCTATGTTTGTCAAGCCTAGCATCAATCTTTTCTTTCTTAGCTTTTAACTTAGCATATTCTTTTTCTTGCTTCATCATAATAGAACCATACTTATCAGCAATCTTGCCACCTTCCGGTTCAGCCTCCTGTTCCATGTCTCTAAGTGTTTGAGCCATTTCTTCAGTTAAATCTCTAAGTTCTTGTTCTATATACCTTTGATCATCTAATAAATCCATATACTTATCAAAGCTTAACCTACGTGATTTTGCTTTAGCTGGTTTAAATTTAGGTAATTCTCTTCGAGTTGCTCTAAATGCCATTAAGACTGGATCATTCATATCAGTAGCTTCATTAACTTCTAATATATCAGTAGAATCAAATTCGTTATCTTTTAACTTTTTCAATAACTCTTTGTCATTCTTTGCATCAAAATCATAATCAGCTTCTCCACTGACAACTACATAGTATCCTTTTCCTTTTTTATAAATCTCAGCATTAGAACCTTGTCCGTCAGAAGTAGATCCGATATGATTTTTTGAATTATATGTTGCTTCATTAACGTTTTCAAAAGCTGAACCAACTTCTTTTCCATTAAGAACATCTTTGCATGCTTTATTAAATTGCTTTAATTTTTTAGTAGCATCTCCTGCATAACCATCTTGCATTAGTTCAATAGCCATGTCTAAATGACTTGCTATAGTTCCAGCATATTCATCATCTATACTATCAAACTTATCAGATAAATCCAGTAATGCATCTTCACCAGCCTTTTTATTAATAGTTGAACCTATCTTTAATAGTGGCTTTAACCCTCGTGCTAATTTTTCGGTGATTAATGATTTTTTAAATTCAGAGTATTCATTTATATGTTTCATATTACCAACCGTAATTTTTATCCTTTACATTTTTAGAATAGTCTTGAAGTCTTTTAGCATAGTTTTTTACTTCTCTTGCATAATAGTTATCTTCTCTACCATCAGCTGCCGCTTCTTTATTTTGTCTTTCGTAATCCTTATATCTTTGGTAATCATTTAACATATTTCTGATAGCATTTGCACCATCTTCAATTTTTACATCTCTACCTCTAGGACTTTTACCGATAATAAAGTTTCCGTATTGATCCATATTACCATCTTTTAATGCATCGGATATATGTTGATTTAATAATTCAATCGAATCTTTAACTGCCTTATCAATGTCAGTCATTGCAGCTCTATCAGTTAAGATAGCATCATACCTTGCTTGATTTTCTTTTTTGATGTCTTTAGCAGTTTTTAGTGCAGTTGCACCAGCTTTAGAATTTGCACGATCTTGTTTTAATCCACTTACATCATACTTGTCTCTTAAACTATCTAAGTCTAAAACATAAACACGAGTTGCAGCATCGATAAGATTCTTTCTTGTTACTTTAGCTGCAGGTCTGCCTTCCCATCCATTATATAAAGAATTAGTTTCATAATCTTTTGCAAGAATTCCATATCTTTCTTCAGTTCCTTTTCTATGTCTGCTGTATGAAGATCCTCTGTCCATTGCAAAACCATGATACATTCCAATTCCTCCTCTAATAACAGAAAGTACTACTCCATACTTAGAAATGTTACCTAATGATAATCCGCTTGGCATGTATTTCTTGTTTGCCTTTGCCCATTTAATAAATCCTGGATCTGCATCAACAAAGAATCCTACTTTATTTGGATTCTTAGCATCTCCACCTTTCCAATAAGCTTCTGGTGTAGTTGTAGTAAAATCAGCATCTGAAATTTTATCTAAAGCAAGATTAGCAAATTTTTGCATATCTTTTGCAATTCCGCCTCTCCATCTTGAACCGCCGTCTTGTGCAGCAAACTGTCTTAATATATCTGAACTGTATTTCTCGGTAAGTAGTTCAGTGTCTAGAGACTCTTTAAATAATTTATAGTCTTTAATATGTTCCATGTTAAATAGTTTATTTTCTTTATTTATTCAACAAGGATGGAGTTATTTTTTGATTTCCTCTACTCCTAAATGTTGTTGAATTATTTTAATGATTTCCTCATCTTGTTTAACTGTACCAAATTGCTCCCAATCGGCATCTGAAAGAATAGAACCGACCTGTGAAGCCAGGCCGGTACTTGTGATTAATGCATCCACACCTCGTGTATACCAATCCCTTACTCTTGTAACTCCACCACCATTAAATAAACGAACTACTTGCTCATTATCAATATATCTTTTGTGGAATCCCATACTTAAACTGTTTCTACAACTGGGTCAACTTCATCCATTAATTTAGTTAACTCTTCTTCTGCTTCATTATATTTGTCAATTGCAACATCGAGAATAACATCAGGGCTATTAACTTCTTGATCTAATTTAGCCATATTAGCATGATTATCTCTAAGAGCTTGGTTATCTTCATGAACTTTTCCAACAACCTTAGAAAGATCTGCACCAAATGCAGCCATCATCTCTACAAAGTCACGAGCAGAAAAGAATCCTTTACCTTTCATTGATGTAATCATTGTCCAAAAGATAGTAATACTAGTACCTCTTAATTTAATAACACCATCCCAGTCTTTATCTCTAGTTATTGGTTGTTGTTCTTTTAAGTTAGAATATAACATAATCAAACCTGTTGCAGTTGTATGACCCCAATCAGCTTCTTTTTCTAAAAACTTTAATACTTGCTTATAAAGTTTTACGGAACCAAAAGGAATATCATATTCATTTTTCTGAAGAGCTCTAAGTAATTCTTCATTCTTTTTTAATGCAGCCCTTTTATCTGCAATAATTTCACTCATCTTACGAGGGTTCTCGTTGATGATTTCGTTAGGATCGGTTACAACACCCGGTGCAGTAGTATCCATTTTAACTGTCTTTGCCATCTTTATTTGTTTTTATTTTTGTTTTAGGTTTAGGCGTTGATGCCTGAAATTCTTTATTAATATTTCCACATTTACTACATTCCATTGTATCTAATGGTAGTAATCTATCCTGACCATCTGGAGAAATAAATCTACTTACCTTTCTTAAAAAGAAAGCTGGTCTAAATACATTATGACCACATTCATCACAAACTATTTCTAGTGTAGAATCTAAATCAATGTTCATTTGTTTTCCTTCCATTATTATTAATTATATGGATTTATCTTTAATTGTTTTAACTTTATTGATTTCATTTAATTTATATTCTGAATCAATCCAACCGCTATCTACAAAATCCCAGAGTGTTAACTGTGGTACACTAGGGTGAGGCTGAGTCTTCGCCCACCTTCTTGCTTTTACAAAATCCCCTGGAGACCAACTGAAAGTTCCAACGTGTTTTGGTAAAAACCAACTTCTAATTTTCTGATATACTTTAAACATAGGTATTTATTATTATATACAAATTTTCATATTTAGTTTAAGTATGTTCTTACATGATCTAAATCTTCTTGTGTATCTATTCCTTTATATAAACCGGCAGCTAAAGCATAACTAAATTTAATTCTGTTATCACCCCATCTTATTTGTTCTAAGTTTTCTACAATTTCATTTGAGGTTTCAATCATTATATTTTTATTAATTCGCTCTGTCATTTCTCTACTAAAACCATATATTCCAATATGTCTTTTAATAAAAATAGGTGATCCAAAAAGAGGGCTTCTAGTAAACATTACTATTTCTTCATGATCTAATATAGCCTTAACAGTATTTCTATCTGCTTTTTGTTTTTCAGTAATACTACCTACTAATGTAGCTATGTTAGATTTATTCTTTTTTAAAACTCCTATAAGATGATTTATATCTTCTTCATTAATAATTGGCTCATCGCCTTGAACATTAATTACTAAATCATAATCATCTTTATAGTGCTGATAAGCTTCTAATACTCTCTCGGTGCCAGTTTGATGCTTTGTGCTAGTCATAATACCTTCCCCACCAAATCTTTTTACTTCATTTAATATATCATCATGATCAGTAGCAACTATAACTTTATCTACATCAGATTTCTTAACAGCTTCATAAACCCACTGTATCATTGTCTTGCCATTAATATCTGCTAGCGGTTTACCTGGTAACCGTGTAGATGCCCATCTTGCTGGTATGATTGCAATTACTTTATTCATTAGTTGTCTAATTGATAATCTGATGGTGGTAATTCATTTAATAAACTACCTGGTGGATATTTTGATTCTTCTTTACTCTTTTGGCCTAGATATCCACTATGATGTCTTTTTGAATATTCTTTTTTTGTAAACCCTATTGCTTTCATCGTTTCTACGACTAAGATATCACCCATAACAGTCATAAGAGTTGTTGAAATCGTAGGAGTTAATCCTAATGGGCAAATTTCTTCAGCATCACCAATATGTAAACATATATCTGATTCTTTACACAGTTCACTTTCTTTTTTGCCGGTTATACTGATTATGTATATATGAGGATATATGTTTTTTGCTAACTGTATTAATTCTAAAATTTCTCTAGTCTTTCCTGAATTAGAGAGTAAAAGTAGTACATCGCCTTTTTGTAAAATTCCTAAATCTCCATGTTGTGCTTCGCTAGGATGTAAATAAACTGATGGTGTTCCAGTTGAACTAAATGTAGTTGAAATGTTTAAAGCAATTTGACCAGCCTTACCCATCCCTGATGTTACTAATTTATTACAACCTTCAATTAAATCAACTGCACCTTTATAGTTATTATCTAAAGGAATGTTTCTTATAGCTTCAATTTCTTTTTGAATAAGTTCTTTAATAGATTCTTCCATTATCTTAATGATTCTTT